TTGGTGCCACCGAATGTCTGGGAAGCTGTTGAGACGATTCCAGCCGCGGCTCCGGTTGCTACCGGAAGATACGACGCGCTCACCGTCCCGCTCGTGATGATCCCGCCATCCGTGGTCACGTTCTGCAACACGCGGGCGGCGGAGACTATCGCGGTGCCACTGACCCCGATGTTGCCGTTCACGTCTAGCTTCTGAACCGGTCCCGTCGTCCCGATGCCGACGTTGCCGCTCGCATCCTCATAGATGCCGGTCGAGTCGGCCACGGCTCCGGCGCCGGTGACGCGGGCCAGCCGGCCGGCGGTCACCAGGTTCGCGCCAGATACCTTGCCGGCCAGATCAGTCGTCAGGTTGGTCACATCGCTCTCGGCGTGGGCGTGGCTCGGCAACGTGCCGGTCAGTGTTCCGTTGAAACTAATGTCGTGAGCCGTCAGGTTCCAGCGGTAAGAAGCGCCACCCAGGTAGCCGACTGAACTGTTGGGAAGTACGTCGCCGGAGAAGTACTTGTCGCCACCGAATGTCTGGGAAGCTATCGAAACGATCCCCGCAGCGGCTCCGGTCGCCACCGGCAGGTAGGTTGCCGCCACCGTCCCGCTCGTGATGTCCGCCCCGGCGTGGTAATGCGGCGGGATTCCGACCGCCGTGGCCAGCGTCGCCCATTCCAAATTCCCGCCGACCAGGTCGCAGACCCGCAGGCCGGCCGTGCTATCGAATGCCAACCGCCCGCGGAGCGGGCAGGGGTTGGCGGGGAGGGACCATGGCGTGAAATCTCCCCATTTCGGGGCCGGCTGAGCATACGCCAGGGAGGCGGAGAGGGCAAGGACAAGCAAGAAAAGGCGGAAGGCGGAAGGCGGAAGGCGGAGTGCCGCCAAGAGAATGCGGAATGCCCGAATGCTGGCGAACGGAATGCGGAGTGCAGGCAACAGCTTTTTCATTTGAGAAGTCTCGGGAAGGCGGACGTGAGAGCTGGGACCCGGATGCGGGCGAGCCTCGGACTTTGGACTTTGGACCTATGGGGTGAGCACCACCTCGACATCGGTGGGCGGCGTGCTGGGCGCGGTGAGGCCGTCCATCTCTATCCAGTCGCCGGCCAGGGCGGGTAGCAGGCTGGCGCCGCTCACCACGTTCGAGACGGCCTGACCGGCGGCCAGCGTAAGAGCAATCGTTTGGATCGTCGTGTCTACGCCCGCGACACTCCTGCGGTGAAGAACATTCAGGGTCGCGGAACCTCCGGCGCCCGCTGCGGAAGCCCAAGCGTAGATGCGGCCGAAACTCAGATCGAACGGAATGTTCAACCAGAACCCCGGGTTGACCACCTGCATGGGGCCATTCATCGGACCAAGAACCAATTCCCCGCTGGGTCGCCCGGTCCGGATTCCATATCGGAAACCATCGCACCAGGGGTCGGAATTCATGATCAGGTAATCGTTCGTGGTGATGGGGCTTTCGCCGAAGTGGTTCATCACCAGCGCCTGAACGCTGGTGACGCGGGCGGAGGGCAACAAAACCGATTTGGACCAACTGCCGGCGAGCACGTCTCTCCGCGTTATGCCGAAAGATTCAAGGCGCCCGTAAATCAAATACAGGTCCGCGCCATTGTTGTGCGCGGCGATGATCGAGCCGAGTTGCGCGCGCGCCAGCGTCAGCGTGGAGGCGCCGGTACTCCGGCCGATCATCCGCAGGGCTTCGCCGTCGATGGCCACGTCGACGCGGGGCAGCGGAAGCCAGTAAGTCGTATCGGTTGGCAGATGGCCACTGCCCGCCAGGATGGAGTAGTAGAAATCTCCGAGGTAACTGACCGAGTCATAGGCGACATAGGCGTGGCCAGCGTCGTAGGGACCGTGCCAGGGATAGTCATGGTCGCCAATCCCGGCGGTGGAAGCCACAATCTTGGTCACCGGGTCCGTTGAGTTGTCAATCGCTTCGCTGATGGTGGTGTGCACCCCGGCGATTTCATCGATGTGCCGGATGAAGAAGGAGATGGCATTCAGCGTGTACCAGTTGTCGGTTGACCCGAAACCGGGCGGGCCGAAATTCACCCTGCCATCCCGTCCATAGCTTTCGATGCCGAATACCGGCGCCGGCGGCACTCTGACATCATTGCCGAGCTCCACCGGGACGGCGCTGGCGACCACATCGCTGGGTTTTGGTCCCGAGGCCAGGTCGTACATGGAGTCGGTGACAGACCGGCCCTGTAGGGAAATGGAAAAGTCCTTATTCAGCCGGAAGCCGGTGACGCGAAACTTTCCGGTTCCCCCGGGCATGTCGGCCGCGGTCATGGAGCAAACCATCCCGGGCTCCACCGCCAACGCCAAGACCGTTGTTGCAAAAGTCAAAAGCCTTGCTGCTTTCCATTCGCTTGCCACAGTTCCTCCGAGTTCCTCGCGAAGCCTTATGCTGATGATGCGTGCCACCTGAGATTTTCCGGCCGCGCCGGTGAGGTTCAAAGTCGATTTCAAGAACCGCGGGCCGGTGGGAGTCCCGATGGCCTTCGCGTGGCCGATATCATACACCCGCAGGAGGTTCCCGGCGAAGGCAAATTCCTCATCCGCGAAATTGGCGTCCAGCCGATTGAATCGCGGGCTGACAGGTCGCAGTTGCAGGCTGTTGAAAATGATGTTCCCAACCGTGAAGGCCTCGATCACGCTGGAATTGCAGCGGATGCCGGGGCGGAATTTGCCGAAGGCCACCGACCAGTATCCCAGGCAGTTGACCAGGATCTCCTCGATCCAGTCGCACAGGCTTTTTTGTTCCGCGAGGATGCCGCGGAACTTGAATTGATTCTCGGTATCCGTGCTGCCGGTGGGGAGCAGCTTGGTGACCACCTCATCGCAGATGAGCGCCGCGCCTACCGGGTGGCCCCCTACCGCCGTGGAATCGGCGCAGGCTTTGACATCGAACTGCTGGCATTGCACGGAGGAGCTGGCGTTGCGCAACCCAAGGGCCTTCAGCCACATGTTGACCACGATCCAGATGGGATTGGTCAACACCACCATGGACCCGGAGCGATTGAAGGTGACGTGATTTCCGGAATCGGTCCAGGTCCAGCCCTTATACCCCTGGGAGACAATCACCTGCATCTTGTGGTCGCCAGGGCGCGAAAGCTGGAGGCCTTTGGAGTCTGAACGGCGAATCATCACGAAGGCCGTCCCGGCCGCGTAATTGTCGCCGCCCTTGGCCCCATAACCGCCAGAAGCATCGAGGCCGAAGAACTGGGTGTTGATGGCGGGATCGGGGCCGAGGTTTTCGTACAGGCCAAGGGCGCCGGGCCCATGGTGGAGCTGGTCGTCTAATTTTGCGCCGCTGCCATAGGCACCCAGGGGGCCTTCGCCGACGATTCCCAGAGCCGCGAAAAATTCCGACTCGTCCCGACCGGTGGCAATCAGGGCGTTGACGGGCATGTCGGAATCGCAATAAATCTCGGGCACCACCTTGTCGTAGATGGTCTCGTCCACGATGGATGTAGCCGTGATTCGGGTGCGCCCGCCGGATGAACCCGGGACCTTCACCGGGATCCCCTGGACTTCAGCGATGATCCCGCCGAAGCGCAGTTTCATGCCATGGGACTGACAGCCGGCAGGGGTGGCATAACCCTTGTCACAGAACACGGGATCGCCGCCGGACCCTTCGGTTCCGTAGGGACAGTTCACGGAATCATTGAAATCCTTCCAACAATCGCGGCAGATTTCGCGGCAGGGGTAGGCGAGATTGAGATGATAGATGCCGTGGGTCGCGGAGACCTGGAATTCCGGCCCGGCATCGATCGAGAAGTCGGTGATTTCGCCGGCCCAGAGATTCAGCTTCACGCCGCTGCCGACGTGGTAAAGCGAAAACTCGATGGCCGCGCGATTCAGGTCGGTCTGATTGGCCAGGGCGCGCATCACCCGGTCGGCGTTGCCGAAGGTGAAGCGCGCGTCGTCGGAGGCGCCGTCAAGCGATTGCCCGATGCCGTCCCACTCCAGCAGCCGCGGGAGGTAGAGTTGCGTGGTTCCCCCGCCGTAATCGATGGTGCAGCGGCGGTCGCTCACGTAGATGGCCGGGTAATTCGGCTCACGCGGCTGAATTTTTATCAACGGAACGATGGTCTGAACCTGGGCCAGCAGCGCGGCCTTCAGGTCCGTATCCGGGAAGCGCGTGAGCGTGGCCGTCCAAGTATAGGTTGGGGCATTGGCGGGATTCGGGATCTCGACCAGGGTGATCCCGACGCTGGAAATCATGTCGCTCAGATGCTTGATCGAAAGCGGCTCATTCTCGAATCGGGCGACGATCTCGGTGGTTGTCAGGCCATCATCGGACGGGGCCCAGTAAGTGAACGAAGTGTAGGGCCCGTAGTGGTCCTCCCAGAAGGCCAGCAGGGCAATCCGCGCGGTATCGTTCAGATGCGCCTTGCGGACGGTGTAGCGGCGGGCGCCGTTGCCGAGCCAGAAGCGTTGCTCGATCTTGGCATTCCCCGAGCCGAACTGGTGGACGACCACCTGCGGCCGGCGAAGGACCTCATGGGGGAAATCGGAGATGATCGGAAACGTCCCTGAGGGGGCGATCACGGGCACTTCGATGTTGCCGATATGTTCCATTAGGCTAACAGCAATAGGACGCAGAAAAACGCAAGCAACGGGACGCAGATAAACGCAGAAAAAACCGAAAGAGCAGGATCGAACGTGAAAAAGTTCTTTCTCTCAGATCGGGTTTGATCCTTTTTTTCTGCGTTTATCTGCGTCCTATTGTCGATTGTTGTCCAGCTAGCCATAAAAACCAGCTCTCAGTTGTCAGCTCTCAGCTATCAGCTCTCAGCTATCAGCTTGAAATCCGCAATCCGAAATCCGCATTCCGCAATTCCTCACAGCCCCCACTTCCGCATCAGGTAGCGCTCCACCCGCTGCCGGTCACGGTCAGTCAGCGCGACGTTGAAAAACGCCAGCTCGAAAATGTCGCCATCAAAGGTTTGCAACTCTTCACCATACCTGCCTATCCGCAGTTCGTTCCCCAGCGTCGGAGTGTTGACATCAGCGAGGGAACTCAGCGCAGAGCGATTGACCCAGGACCGAAACCAAGCTTGGTCATAAGAAAGGACCCAAACCTCCGGCAGCGACACGGAACTAGTGTGAACTGGAGTATAGGTTCGCCAACCACCGCCGCTGAAGAAGCCGAAGTATAACTGCGACGAACTCAAATATCCGCCCCACAGATTTTTGCCGTTCCCCGGCACTAGATAAATATATGGGAGGTTGGCTAATGACCCATCGGGCCGCTGAACGCTGAAAACGGTGAACTGGAGCGACCCCGCGAAAGTTCCAGTTAAGAGATCGTTCGAGCCGTCGAACCGGACGGCGGGGCGACCGTTCTGGATCGAGACCTTGTAAAGCGGGCGGTAGTCCGCGGTGGCCTGACTGAGCGTCCTGGCGTTGGCCGTGGAATCGGGCCAGGAGGCTACTGCGGCACCATCGGCCAAGCCGGTGATGGCATCCGCCCGATACCAACCCTGCATGATGCCGAGCATGCGCGGGCTGAATGAGTGCGGGTGAATCTGGGCGTGAGCAGGGGCTAGGGGCCAGGGGCTAGGGTCCCGAACGCCAGCAGCAGAAGCACCGCCGCGCGCTTGAAATCCGCAATCCGAAATCCGCAATCCGAAATCATCAGATCACCTGCCATGCCGTGCCGTCATAGATGACCGTGGCCGTGTCGCCGGCGGTCAGAGTGACCAGCGTGGCCGCGGCGGCGTCTTTCACGACGACGGTGTTTGCCGTGCCGAAATGTTTCACCGTGTAGGCCAGCCCCGTTGCCGGCGTGCCCGGCAGCGTGCAATTGCGATTGGCCCCGTTGGGGTCGATGAATTGGTAGCTGGCGCTGGCGCTGGTCAGCGTGATGTCGCCGGTGGCCACCGTGCGCGCCGTGGTCACGATCAGGATCTTGTTGCTCAGCGTGTCGGTGGTGGCGCGGCCAACTAGGGTATCGCTGGCCGGGACGGTGGAGCCGTTGACGCTGGTGGTGTGCGCCAGCGCCGCCGGGATCCAGCCATCATCGAGCGTCGGGCCGCCGGCCTCGGTCATCGGGATTTTGCTGGCCGTGGGAGTGGCGGTGGCGTTGGCCGGATTCTGCACCACCAGGCTGCTGCCATCGAGCGAAGCGTAGCCGCTGGCCGCGGCCTTGTTGGCGACGTTCTCCGGCGTGTAGCCGAGCGCGGCTTGCTTGGCGTCCCAGGCGTCGTACTTCGTTTTGCTGACCGTCCCGGCCGTCACACTCGCGGTGCCGGCATCGGGGATGTTGAGTACCGCCGCCACCCAGTTGGGACCCGTGCCCGCGGTGCTGGGCGTCGTCGTCAGAGCATAGGAGCCAGCCGGTTGCTTGCTGTTGAACGTGGACCAGTCCGCGGCCGTCAGGCAACCGAACAGCGAGGCCGAGGCCGTGAGGCAGGTGAGGGTGCGATCCGCGGAGAGGTCCCCGCCGCCACTCAATCCGCTGCCGGCGCTGATGGTTCGAGCGTTGGGCGGCTTGCCGGCCAGGTCCGAGAGCAGGTTCGTGACCTGGGATTCGGCAATCACGGCCGAAGGCGCGGTGCCATAGGACGTCCGAACTGTCGAGATGGTGACGGCGGTCACCGATACCGGCACGATCCAGTATTCGGTGTAGGTGGTCTGCCGGGCCAAGCCGCTCACCGTGCGCGCGCAGGCATAGCGGACGGTGTAGGTGGCGGTCTGCGGAATGAGGTAGATGTCAACCAGGCCCTTGACCGTCTCAGCGCTGAGCTTCCCACCATCCACCGTGGTGCCATCGCCGGCAGTGAAGCGCGCCCAGGAGATTTCCAGCGTACAGGTGGCCAGGGTGCCATCGGCCTCGTAGAGGGTGTCGGTGATGCGGGTCTTGGCCGGCGCCGCGGCGGGAAGATTCGCCACAAAGCCGCAAACCAGCAACAGGACGCAGATGAACGCAGAAAGAACGGAAAAACCAAGATCAAACTTTAAAGGGTTCGTTTTCTCAGATCGGGTTTGATCCTTTTTTTCTGCGTTCATCTGCGTTCCATTTCCCTCTGTGTTCATCTGTGTGCCATTCCTTTCCGTGTTCATCTCATTTCCCTTCCAGGAGTCCAATATCCACGGCCGGGCGTCCGGCGACCAGCGGCGGCATGTACTTTCCCATGCGGGCGAGAACTTCATCGTCATAGCGGCTGAGGGACGGATCGCGGGCGCCGTTGTAGAGCGCCACGGCCGCGCGCACGTCGCCGCGCTTGACCTTCAGGCAGCGGGCCAGCTTCACGCAGCCCCACTCGATCCCGGCGGCCGGGTCGCAGAGCTGCGCCAGGGGACCCAGGTAGCCGAACTCGCGCGCCGTCTGCCCCATGATCTGCATGAGGCCCCAAGACAGGCAGCGGCAGATGGTTTCGGTGGCAATCGAGACGGTGTAGGGCGCCCGTGGGGCGAACTTCGCGGCCTCGCCCAGCACCACCTGGCTATTGTGGTATGTGGCCTCATAGCGGGTTAGCCAGGGGTTCCAGTGCGTTTCCTGCTCGCAGATGGCGCAGACGATGGCCGGGTCAATTCCCTGGCGGGCGGCGGTTTCGCGGGCGAGTTTTTCGAGTAAGTCCATAAAGAAGTTCTCAGTCCGCCGCGGCGGACTATCAGCTTTCAGTCCCGATGCGGCATCGGGACTGAAAGCTGATGGCTGATAGCTTGCCTCACGCCACTTGGATCAACACCATCTCGGTCTCCAGGCGCGCGCCGACGCCGGCCGACTGCGACCAATCCGAATCGAACCGGACCGTATATCGCCCGGTGGTGCCCGAGGGACTGAGCGTGAAGCGCGGGCTGGTCTCGAACGGATCGTAAAAGTAGAACGCTTCCTGGCGGCCGTTGCGGGCGTTGTGGAAAGTCCGGAGCGTGGCCAGGGCCCCGGCCGAGAGGCGTTTGCCGAGCCGCCAGCTCACGCGACTGGTTTCGGCCTGGCGCGAGAGTTGCGGTTCGCCGTCCCGGTATTCATTGATGACCACCGGCAATTCCTGGATGCGCTCGAAGGCCGTGGACAGGCTCACCGGGAGCACGGTCGCAGGGACGGCATTGGGAACGCTTTGGGGCATGAGGTTTTTAGCTCTCAGTCCGCCGCGGCGGACTATCAGCTTTCAGCGAGCCGCGTTTTAGCTGATGGCTGATAGCTGACGGCTGACAGCTTTTTCCCTTGACTTCCCCTGATACGCGGCGTATGCTGGCGACCATGACACCCGCAGAATTGCAACGCTGGCGCCGGCGGCGGCGCTTGACGCAGGATCAGGCCGCGGAATTGATCGGGGTAACCCGCAATTCCGTAAACCGCTGGGAAATGGGCCTTCATCCCATCTCGCGGCGGACGGCGCGCATGATCGAGATGCTGGGGGCGGTTTTTTCCGCGGCCCGCCGGGGCCGAAAAAGAGACACCAATCGCTCGGAAAGGGTCCGCAACCCATAAAAATTATTCATACCCCCGGCCTCCGATTTTCCTTGACACCTGATACGTGGCGTATCATAATGGATTCGTTAAATCGCAAAAGCGTAGCCGGCGCAACCCGCCGGCAGGAGGATGAGAATGCTGAAAATTTTCGAAGGTGCCAACGGCTACTACGTGGCCGACGAAAACTCTGACGGATTTCATCACCAGCCGCAGGACCAGGGTGCGCGGCTCGGATTCGACCGCCCCGCAGCCCAGCGTAAGTTGACCGACGACATCCAATGGTTGCGCGAGGCTGATCCTAACATCTAGCGCCCCGCTCCGCCGTCCGACTCGGAGGATTCGGGCGGCGCATGGGAGGCACTTAGCCATGAAAATCAGCGACAACAGCAGGGAACGAACGAGGATTATCAACCGGTTGCAAAGACGGCATCCTGGGACACGCAGGCAACGCAGTTCACATGGCGCGGGCCAATACACCGTGCAGTTTTTCGACCGTGCCAGCGGCAAACTGGTCGCGGATTACAACACTTAGCCCCGCCCTCACTGCCAGCACAGGGGCGGCGGGGAGCGGGCGAACGCGACAGGGTCGCCCCCGCGCCAGTGCGGCACGCTGGCGGGCCAGAGTAGAGGAAACGCTAATGAACACTCAACGAATCGGACGCACACGACGGGCGAAACTGATCCGCCGCGCAATCGCAGCAGGTTATACCCGCTACAATCTGATCAACCTGTCGGAGGAACAGGAGGAGCAACACGACAACAACGGCGGGCTGACCATTGGCAGGCATGGGATCCACCTGCTCGGGCAAACGGATACCAAATGCACCTGGGGATACCAGCACCGTAGCGGTGCCTGGCTCGTCGGGGTCGCAAACCTCAGCACCGACACGTTGCTGCCGGCCCTGCGCGAGGCATTCGGGGATGAACAGATTGACGACAGTTATTGCGGCACCCACGGATTCCGGCTCTCCTGATCCCAGGGTTCTGACGGCGCAGCTTTCGAGCGGCGCCGCCAGCATCCTGCTGGAAAGGAGCCACTACAAGCGGTAGCGCTCTGAGTCCCGACGCGGGGGCCTTCGGGCCTCAGCGCCGCGATTCACGCGGGGGCCGGCAACCCGCCGGCAGGAGGATGAGAGATGATCGAAATACGTGAGCATGTGCAGCAGACAGGCCGGTTTCGCGCGCAAATCGGTCGCGTGCAGATCGCCGACGCCGCCGGCATGGTAGCGGAGTATGTCTACGAGGATGCGGTGGAACGGCGCGCAGCCCTCGAAGATGCACGCGACGAGGCGACGAAATTAGCGGTGAAGCGCCAGGATCAAGTACGCGATTTCTGCCCGGTCAAGTGATCGCCGCGCGGGCGGAGCGCTCCCCGGCCGGTAGCCGGGGCACGGGCGACGGCGAGACGGTCGCCCCCGGCCCTGGGCATCGCTGAGGCGGTGTCGAGGGCCGGCGCAACCCGCCGGCAGGGAGCCAGCGCCCCACGCTGGCGGCCCAGTAAAGAGGAAACGCTGAGGGTAACGCTCATGGTCACCTCTAATTCTAACACACGCACCGACACTCAGAAACTTGGACGAACGCGCGAGGCGAAAGCGCGTCCGACGATTAAACTTTTCAACAATTTCCACGCCACGTCCGTAACTGTGCGCCTGCGACCGCAGACGCATGGACAGTCCGAGGCTGCATGGCCCTACGAATTTACCATGACTGACCGCATCATAAATGCGCTTTGCCCGCATGGCGGACTCGAGGACGATGGCTCCGGTTGTGGTTGTGGGCTTGTTGTGGGTCCGCAGGAGATCGCAGGCTACAACGCCCCTGGCGGACGCCTCCGCTACGTGAGACGCAACTGATCCCCAGGGTATCGAAGCCGGCGACGGCTATGACCCGGCCATCCTCCACAGCGACGTACAGGCAGGCATCGAGGAGGCGCGGAAGGCCATATTGTAGCGCCCCGGTCCGCCGCCGAGACTGGAGACCTCGGCGGCCCGGCCCTGGATGCTCCCGAGCGGAGCGCCGAGGGCCGGCAACTACCGGCAGGAGGGATGAAATGACGAAACTGGAAGCGCGCGAATATGTTCGCAGTCACACGGATGATGATAACCTGGACCAGGACGACCTGGAGCAGGTATTCCGCGCCATCTACGGCCGCTCCCCAGATGCCCAGGACCGTGACGACGGTCTGTGGTCTCTCTGCGTGGCGGGTATATAGCGCCCCGCTCCGCCGTTCAACCGTGGCAGCGTTTGAGCGGCGCATGGGAGGCGTTTATGGCAGGACGCGGCGTGAAATACACTTACTGCTCCTTTGAACCATCGCGCAAACCGCCGAGGCGGATACGTTTTACCCGTGGAACTTTCGCTGGATGGACCGCCCCAACAGGTATCGTTAATGCACGTTATGCCATTTTTCGCAATAAGGCATCTGACGTGCTGGTGCCCGAGTATGACCTGACAACCAAAACGAAAGCCGCAATAAACATGCTAGTATCCCAACAGAAAGGAGGTGAGGCAGCATGGGGGCAAGAAACAATGGTGTTTATTACGACTCGCTCACCCCGGCTCAAAAGGTTTGGGTAACCCGGCGGGCCAAGCTGGCCGCGCAGCAGGGAGGATAACAATAGATGACCAGCGCATTCATGCTATCGAGCGGGTACGGCGGGGCCAAGGCGCCGGCCGCCAGCCAGGACGGGCTGGACTTCCCGCAACCGCTTTCCGAAAAGTACCGACCCAAAACCCTGGGGGATTTCGCCGGGCTCCAGCGGCCGCGGGCAGTCTTCACCAATTTCGCGCGGGCACCCTACGAGTCGGCCTGGCTGCTGGTGGGCCCGAGCGGCACGGGGAAAACGACCATGGCCCTGGCGTTCGCGGCCATGATTCACGGCGAGATCCACCACATCCCCTCACGGGAATGCGACCTGGAGACCGTCCAGCGGCTATGCTCTTTCTGCTGGTACGTCCCCATGGGCGGCGGATTCCACATCGTTCTGGTGGACGAGGCGGACCAAATGAGCCGGGCCGCGCAACTCGCGTTTCTCTCGAAGCTCGATTCCACCGGGGCGGTCCCGAAAACGGTCTTCATCTTTACGGCCAACAGCACGTCGCTGCTGGAGGACCGCTTTATCAGCCGATGCCGGGTGATCGAATTCACGCGGGACGGGATGGCCGAGCCGGGGTTCGATCTGCTGGCGCGGATCTGGCGCGCGGAATCGGAAACCGAACCGGATGCGGCCACGCTCACCGCCATCCTGGAAGCCAGCCAGCTTAATATCCGGCAAGCGCTGATGCGCCTGGAAGTGGAGTTGATGGCGCCGAGTCAGTGCGGAATGAAGGCCACGGTCTGCAAATCCGCCACGCCGAAACCGAAGATTCAATCCATCGACTCGCTCACCCCGGCTCAAAAGGCTTGGGTAACCCGGCGGGCCAAGCTGGCCGCGCAGCAGGGAGCAAACGCATGAAGCCGGAAACGCTGTTTGAACTCCGCACTCCGTCCGCCGCAGCGGACGCACCCCGCACTCTGGACGGCCTCATCTATGAGCCTTCCGGCCGGGCCCGCGAGTACGCTGCCCTGGCCTGCAACATCTACCGCGGCTGCGACCACGGCTGTACCTACTGCTATGCGCCATCGGCCACCCACCGAACCCGGACATCGTTCGCCTGCTCCGAACCGCGCGGCGACGATTTCCTAAAGCGCCTGGAGAAAGAGGCCGGCCGGCGTCCCGCCAGCGCTACGCCGCCGATCCTGTTGTGCTTCACCTGCGACCCCTACCAGCTCCTCGATGCCCGGCTCGGCCTCACGCGCGAGGCCATCAAGATCCTGCACGCCGCCGGGCATGCGGTGCACGTTCTGACCAAGGGCGGGACACGGGCGCTGCGGGACCTGGATCTATTTGCGGCGGATCGGGACCGCTCCCTCCCGCCAGACGCAAACCCGGCGTCTGGCTATGGAAATGCCTTTGCCACCACTCTTACCCTGCTCGACGATCGCTGGCGGGAATGGGAACCCGGCGCGGCCTCACCAATGGACCGCCTGGAGGCCATACAGGCTTACCACGCGGCCGGGGTGCCCACCTGGGTATCCCTGGAACCGGTGCTCGACCCCGAGGCCGCCTTGGGCATTATCCGCGAAACGGCCCCCTACGTGGATCTCTTCAAAGTCGGCCGGCTCAACTATCATCCCCTGGCGGCCATAATCGACTGGCGGGCGTTCGGCCTGGCGGCGATCACAGCCCTTGAGGCGCTGGGGAAACCCTATTACATCAAGCGTGACCTGGCAGAGGCCCTACCGCCCGACCTGGCCCCCTCCCTCCTGCGGCTTATGAACCCGCCGGGCTCCTGATTCCCTTTCCAGAATGGCGGCATAATGGGTCATCTGCTGGCGCTCGCCGCAGTAATACCCCGCCCAACGGATGATCCGATAACCGGCCAGAGCCGCTTTCTCGGCTACCAAGATGCGGCAGACGGCCAGGTAATCGCGGTAGATGCGGCCATTGCCGAAGCGCCGCACAACATCGCTGAGCGAACCCACGGTCCAGGCCCCGCCCAATTTCAGCTTCCGGCGCAACCCGTCATTAACCACCAGGGCCAGGCGCTTCGGGAAGGGCCGCTTGCTCGAAAAGAACGCGGTGATCACCGGCCAGGGCTCACCCCAGGGGTCGCAATCCAGGAAGTTGATCTTGAAATGCGCCCCTACTCCGCCAGCCAGCGCGTTGACACAATCGGCCTGGTACACGGCCCAGGTCGGACGCTGGCGGGCCAACGCTTCGGCGTCCTCGGCTCGGATTTCCAGGACCGCGCCGCGCGGAATCTCGCGGTAGCATCGTTGCCAGATATGGCCGTACCCGCCGTGAGTTTCCATGACGATCGCTGGCGCGCCGAGTTCGGTCAGGGCCTTCAGTCGCAGATTGACTTTACGGCTCACCGTCGAGTTGTCTTTCTTTTGAGGCAAGGTAGAACCGGCAGACTTTCAACAACGCCTCGCCGCGATTCATTTCCCCGGTGGCATCGAGCGCCTCTTCGAGTATCCCCACCTGCTCGCAGTAGAGAACCGCCTTCACCAGCTGCTTCGGATCGGATAACCGGCTGCCGGCAGGCGGGGCTGAATCGCCATCGGCATCCCTGAATTCCGACCCCGCCGAAACCTGGAGCAGTTCTTCGAGGTCGCTTTCACCGAAGCCGGTTCCATCCAGGCCGCCATCGCCGGACATATCCTGCAGGAGCTTGCCCAGCGCATCGTCATTCCAGCCGCTCAGGTCGTTGGTGCGATTATCGGCCAGCAGGATGCGAAGGGCCTGGGCATCGTCCACGTCGGCCCAGATAACCGGGACGGACTTGATGCCTTCAACCTTCGCGGCCCTCCAGCGATGTTCGCCGGCCAGGATGCGCTTGGTGGACCGCTGGACCAGCAGGGCGCCGAAAAAGCGATTGGTGCGGATGCTGGCGCGAATCGATTCCACATCGCCGCGGCGCGGGTTGCGCGGATGCGGCTGAACGGAATCGATGGGGACCGTTTCATAGGTCCCTTTTATAACCATTGCGGATTTGGTCCGCCGCGGCGGACGGATTGCGGATTTCAAGGTATGAACCTCTATGAGGTAATGGCGAGGGGGGCGAGCGCCAGCATGGCGTTCTCGCGGCGCTGGACATTGGCGCGCGCTCCTGAACCCGCAGCCTGCTGTACCACCCGGCCATTGTTGACGATCACGCTCACGGTCTCATTCTCGAAGAAGTCCTTGGCGCCGGGGATGGTGATCAGGATCACCTGCGGCCCGGCATTGCTGGCCACGCCCGGGCTGATGCGGCCGGAGAGGGAGGTGGAGCCGAAGCCGGTGCTGGGGATCTGGAAGAGCGACCCGCCCGACTGAGCCATGGACACGGCTTTCATCGTGGCCGGCAGGCCGCCCGGGCTTTGGCCCGTGGACATAGCGTAAAGTTCCACCAAGTCGCGGACCTGCTGGGTGCGGATGGCCATGTCCAGGTTGCCGCCGTAGCTCTGCTTGGCGATGTCGATCACCTGCTGGAGGACGCCCTTATCCTTGACGTCCACGCCATAGACTGCGCGGATTTTCTCGCGGGCTTTTTCGGTGGCGCCTTTGATGAACGAACGAATCAGGCCGGCCACGAACCCGACCCCGGCGCCGATGGCCGCGCCGATAGGCCCGCCTACATTCAGGCCAACCAAAGCCCCGCCGGCCATCGCTTCCGCAATGCCCGCCTTCCCGCCGCGGCGCATGGCGTCCAAGAATAGGCCGACGCCGGCCATACCGGCGGCCGGGGAACTGGCAATGGACCCGGCACGCTGGCCGAGCGTGCCAGCCTCCCAAGTGGTCGCTCGCGCGCTTCCCCAGGGATTGATGCTCGAGCCCATGCCCAGCAAATCTCGCAGCCCGCCAAGATTGAACCCCCCGCTCCCGACTCCGCCGGGAAGGATTCCGCCGAGACCGCCACTGCCCGCCTGGCTGCTGCCCTGCGGTCCCCATCCGCCGATGCCGGGGACTGGCGCGCCGCTCCAGGTGGGCGTGGTGAAGCCTCCGTAACCTCCGCTCCCGACTCCGCCGGGACCTCCGGCGCCCATCCCCAGCATGCCGAGGAGGCCGCCGCCGGCGCCGGCCGATGCCGTTCCCCCGCCGACTCGACCGCCGAAGCCGACATTCTGGCCGTACAGGATCCGCATCAGGCCGGAGGCAATCAGCGATGAAGCGATTTCCTTCAGGGGCGTCAGAATTGCAGCTTTCAATGTCGCGCCGATGGCCTCGGTCCAGCTTTTCGTTTTGGAAAACAGGGCATCAATAGTCGCCGAAGCCGAGGATTTGAGGGTCTCGAAGGTGCTGCGGACCTGGTCGCGGACGATCTGCGCGGACCGCACGGCAGCAGTCTCCTGAACGGCCGTAACGCTGGCGGCCAGCCCCTCGCCCATGGTTCGCGCCAGCTCTTCGCGGTCCGCACGCAACCCCTCGACGCGGGCGGCAATCTCCTGGTCCGTGAAGGCCAGGGAGACCTTCATGCGCAGTTCCAGGTCGCTGAGCTGCTGCCGGGTCTCGATATCGAACAGCCGCATCTTGATCTCGTGTATCCGCTGGGCGTGCTCGATTTCGATGCTGGCCTTCTGCTGCTCGACGGCAATCTTCTGCGCGAGGGTGCGCGCGTCCACCATCTCGAGTTGGCGGAGCTGCGCATCCCGCGTGATGCCCGATCGCTCTTCGTCAAAGCGGTACACCTCGATGGAGCGATTCTCGGCTTCCTTGGCCAGGGCGGTTTCCATGTCCATGCGGCGGTCGAAGCGCTCCCGGTCAATCTTCTGCAGCGGTTCGTAATACTTCTTCACCGCTTCCAGACTGGACCGGACCATCCCGGCCTCGGCGCCGGCGCCGGTGAAGACGCCCGCGCCTTTGAGTTGTTCGCGCTGCCCGGCGGCGACCTGAGCCTTCCACAAAACGAGCCGCGCTTCCTGGAGGGCCGGCGAGTACTCGCCGCGGCGCTTCTCGGCGCCGCTTTCCTGCATGATCTTCACCAAGCCCTGGCCGATGCCGGTAATCATGGCCACGGCCACCTGCTCCCAAACCCGGTCAAGTTCGCCGCGGACCTTGAGGGCCAGATTCGCCGCCCGGATCTGCGCGTCGATGTTCAGTTTGTCTTGGGCGCCGGGCCCAGCGGCAGCTATGCCGAAGACGCCGCCCGGCTGGTTTCGCAACTTGGCGGCGGCATCGATGGAAGCCTGGTAAGCGATGGAGGCCTGCGCCCCTTCCCCGACGAAGCTGCCCGGTTGCCTGAGCCGGTTGACGGCCCAGCCGATGCCGATCAAGGCCAGCACAGCCAAAACAATCGGCGCGATCGCGGCGGCGGCACTGGCCATGCTGCCCACCAGCGCCGACGCTCCGGCCGCCATCCCGCCGCCGGCAGCGCCGGCAGCGGCGGCAATGGCCGGACGTCCGAACTGGTTCAGGATGAGCGAGGTACCGGCGGCGCCGGCCGCAGCGCCCGCAGCCGAAGCGCCGGCCGCCGCCAGAGCCGAAGCGCCGGCCGCCGCCAGCGCCGACATGGCCGGCGCGGCGATGTACCTGTACCCGGCGTACCCGGCGGCTACGGCGCCAACTCCCTTGGCCACCAGCCCCCAAGCCTCAGCATGCTCCAGCACGGAGCGCGTGGCGCGGTTCAGCAGATCGAGCAGCGACCCATAGACCGGCAGCAGCTTTTGCCCGATGGCGACTTCTGTTTCTTTGATCGAGCGGTGCAGGCGGTCCATGCGGCTCTGCGCGGTTTCCGCAGCGGCGGCGGCAATCCCCTGAGTGCTGGAGAGCTTGCGCAGAATCGCCTCGAAACGCACGGCGACCTGCTCATCTTCACTGAGCGCGCGGCCCTGCAACTTGGCCTGGAGCGTGGCCAGTTCGGTGACTTTCGCCAGATCGACGTTGATACCCAGGCGGCGCAAGGCCCGGCTCTGACCCGTTTCCACCGCCCGGAACAGAGTATCCAGCATTTCGGTGGCTGGCTGCCCAAAGGCGTGCGCGATGTTTTTCGCGTAGGTGGCCAGGGCTTTCCCTTTGGCCGGGTCGAGTTGCGCGACCAGCATCCGATTTACGAATTCAGTGGACTCAGCCGCGGTGTAGCCAATCTTCTTGATATCCGCGATCCAGCGGCCGGCGGCGGCGGAGTCGAGCCCGCGCGCGCGCGCCAGGGCGTTGGTTCCAACCGCCAGCCGCTCAAGTTGCGTTGCCGCATCCAAGCTTTGGCTGATGAAGTTTTTCACATGGCCGGCGGCCTGCATGAAGGCGTTGGCCAGCAAGGTCCCGGCCAGCGCGCCCTTGGTGACAGAGCCGGTCATCCCGTCAACGGCCCGGGAGGCGGTCTGGGCGTGCTGCGCCGCAGACTGTGCCAGGTTGGCGAAGCTGGCGTTCACCGCCCGAATCGATTCATTAGCCCCTCGATTTTCGACGGTGATACCGAGGACGAGTTGATTAACTGCCCCCATGGAAATTCTCTTCAATTGGCAGGTGGAGTTAGCCGACGGCGATTCTTCTGTTGCTCGGACCGGCCTGTTCTTCCTGGAGCATCAGCAGCGCGCCGAATTCTTCAGCCGATACTTCATCGGGCGTGATGGTGAAGCCGGCGGCGAGCATGGCCTGCAGTTCGGCGGCGCGAACGGCCAGGATGCCAGGCCAGGTTTGCATCGCTTCATCAAGCCGCGTCAGCGGACAGGCGGCGCAGCGCTCTTCCTTGCTCGGCGCATCGGGGCAGCGGGCCGGCGTGGGGCATACCTCATCCTGGTCACGCCGGAGTTGCCAGTGAATCAGGTAGCGGAGCCCGGGGTCGGCTGGCCATCCGTCGCCGGCAAAGGGTCCGCCACGGCTTTCACCGATACCGCCAGCCGGATGGCCTTCACCACGGCATCGACAATGGCGCTTTTATGGTTGATCGGGACCGGGCCGGCGTACCCGGTCGCCGCGGTCTGGATCTTGTCGTACAGTTCCTCGGCGATGGCCAGGTTGACGATGGTTTCGGTACGGGCGTGGGGAAGCTGCGTCTGCTGCGCGTAGTGGCGGTCAAAACGCTGGAGCTCCTTGGCGGTGGGATGGCGCTGCTCATGGCTCATCAGGCCGCCGGGAACTTCCAACCCCACCCGGAAGCCGCCGGGGATGCGCTCGACGGAATCCACGCGGGCGCGGCCGATGGTATCGATCACCTGCTCGGCCTCGTAAGGTTCAATGGCGGCGGGGCCGCCGATCTCGATTTTGCGGAACAGCGTGAATGCCGCTTCCTCGCTATCGGGTACATCGGTCTGGCTGCGCCCGCCACCCAGCGAGCGGGTGATGACGCGGATGCCGCGCTGGTACTCTTTCCACTCTTCATCGGAGGGAAACCGGACGATGACGGCGCGCCGGCCATCCTCGGCCGATAGAGTCACCTCGAAATTGCGGGAACTGTCAAATACGGGAGTTGGTTCAGACACAAAAGCTCCTTGTTGGGAATTTGCGGACCTGGCGGGGTGGTCGAGCAGTAGGCAGTAGACAGAAAGCAATAGGCAGAAAGCAGAAGGCAGAAGGCAGAAGGCCGCTTTCCGCCTTCCGCTTTCCGCCTTCCGCCTTCTGGCCGCTATGGTTGCGGGGCCGGGAGTTCAACCCGGCTTTCCAGGGTATGAACCTGGCGTGACAGCGGTTCACTTCCCCGCGGAAAAGCCGAAAGCTGATAGCTGATAGCTGACAGCCTTCTTACGCCGGCGCCTGGCAAATGTTATCAACGTCGCATTTTGCCACGGCGGTGAGCACGCCGTTGGTGGCGTGGTAATCGCACTGGCAATCGACGGCCACGGTGACGATGCCGTTTGACTCGCCTAACTCCACTACCTTGAATCGCACCTGCTGGAAGGTGAGGCTCAGGGAATTGTTGGTGTCATAAGTCAGGGTGACCACAGCGGTGCCGGGGGTTTGGGCCTTCAGCTTGGTGTATTCCAATGACCCGTTCAGGAAGCGGGCCACGAATTTCAGCGAGGCGGTGCGCACGCCAATCTCATGCCGGCCGCGGATGGCGCCGGTAGTGGCGTCGCCGGAAGTCTGAAAGTCGGACCCTGGGTAAAAGCCCTGATCGGCGTTGATCCCGTTGTTCCAGCCGGCCTCCAGGCTCACGAGATTCTTGTCGGTCACATAATTGACGCCATTGAGCGTGGCGGTGACCGAAGAGCCGAACAGGGTGTGCTCGGCGGTGGCCGACGCCGGCATGACGATGTTGGACGGCTCGACAATTTTCCCGCTGCCCAGAAAGTCGGCGCGCAACTTGGCGTTGGCGCGGCCGGGGCCGGTGCCCACGCTCAGTAGCCAGGAGTTGATGGCGCATCCCAGCACGGCGCGGTCCAGGACCGAGGACGCACCCTGCCGGATGGTCTCCAAGAAGGTGAAGTAGGGGAGTTCGAGCGCGGTCGCCGGCACGATCGGCACGCAGGTATAAGTCAGGTGCGAGGTCCCGCCCTTGGTGACCCCGCCCAGGCCGAAGCACATCACCCAGGCGGCGAACTCCGAGGAGAGATACTTGTCGATGGTGCCGTTGACGTTCCAGTGGGAGGGGAAACCCTGAGTGGCGAATTCGTGCCCCTTGCCCATCTCGGCGGCGTCATCTTCGACCGCCAGGTCGGCCTTGAGCAGGCCATCGAGTTTGTTCAGCCGCCAGCAATCGGCGGCAATGGCCGCGGTGGCGATGGTGGTCTGCTTGCGGAAACCCCACGCAAACATGGATTCTTGAATGCGGGCGGGAGTAGGCATGGTTCAGTTCTCCTTAATAAAAAAGCTCTCAGCTTTCAGCTATCAGCTATCAGCTAAACCAGGACCATCCGGCGACTCGGGGGTCGCTGAAAGCTGAGAGCTGACGGCTGACAGCTTTTCCTCTTCATCGGGCGGGGGGTGCGCCTGGGTCCAGCCGGCCACCATCAGCGGCGTCAGAATTTCGGGCCGGCCCTCGACATGCTTCAGTTCGCCGCCGGCGGGCGATTGCATCCACACCAGATCGGGCGGCGGTTCATTGACGGCCGGCATGAACGGCGGTTCGATTCGTTTATTCATCACCGATCTCCAGGAACTCCAGGGTGACCTCAAAGTAATCCGAGGCTTCGGCATCGGCGCGGCGCTCGATGCGCGGCGGCTCCATCGGCCCGCAGGACGGATGAATCGTCAACTGGCAGACGGGCACGCCATCGGCCGCGGGGATGCCGCGCCAGAGTTGCCGGAGGATCCGGTAGTAGCCGTTGCCGGGGGCAGGGTCGTCGGCGGCCAGGGCCCGGCTGCGAATATGGGCGGTGAGCTGATACCGCCAGGGAGCGGCAATCTCGTTGACGGCCGCCGCTCCGGTCCAGGCCAGCAATATCCCCGGCGCCGGCATGGTGTGGATGGCCTGGGGCAGGCTGGCGTGATGCGGGAAGCGGTCGTGATAGGGGGCGATGACCTGCGCATCGCCGTTCATCTCGGCGACAAGCTCCGGGATGTCGCGCCACTTGGCGACCAGGGCATCGAGGAGCTCGGCAGGATCGATCATTTTTGGGAAAAGCTGTTAGCTGTCAGTCCGCCGCGGCGGACTATCAGCTACTTCGGAAGTCGCTGGAATTCGGCGGCCAGTTCGGCCTGGGCCAGCTTGCGAATGGCTTCCTGATTCGCAGGGGAGAAAACCAGCCAGGCTTCCCGCCGCATATTCGCCCAGGCCTTCACTTTCTCTTTCCGGCTGGTGACCGTGGCCATGCCCTTGTTTTCGGAAACCGTCCGGACGCTGAGGTTCTGAAGCATCGCGCCGGTCAAAGTCAAATCACGCCGGCCCCATTTCTTGTATTGGCGGATTTTGCGCCGCATGTAACCGGGCTTGAGCGGCTTGGCCGGTTGATCGGTGGGGCCGGTGGCCGATTTCACCCGACGCAGAACTTCGCCGAGCCCGACGCTCATCAGGCCCAGCATCCGGCGCTGGTTGAATGAGAGGGCGCCAATGTTCAATTGCTTCTTGACCCAGATGCGCACGCTGGCCATGGGTTTTACCCGCGCCGCAAGCGAAGATGCGCGCCGCCGGTTTCATCCAGGCGGGCCTCGTAGACAACGTACTCGATCGAGTCGATGACCACGATATCGCCGTTTGCCGGCTGCCGCGGCAAATCGGCGGCGCGCAAGAATAGCCGGGTGTAGGTGGACTCGCCCGGCGCGGCGGCCTCCGGCTCTTCCCCGGCCGACACCACAGCCCTGATATCGACAGCGGCCTCCGGAGGCGCAGTGTAGGAGACAAGCCGCCCGAAGGTGGCCAGGCAGGTCGAGTTGAGGCCGTTGAACAAGGCTGTCACTGACAGAGCCGCAGCGCGAAGCCGCGCGCAGCGCGGCGAGAGCGCGCGGTTTCCGGCTGGGGGATAACCGCTCCCTCTCGCGGGGCGCAAAACCGGCGCCCCGCTTCGGTCGCGGCTCTGATGATTACGCCGACGCGGCGGTGGAGACTTTCACAAGCACTTCCGGCCGCAGGCAGATCGGCAGGGCGTTCATCTCGGTGTGGATGTCCAGGCCCTGGTTGAACTTCCGGGCTTCCTGTTTTGCGTAGTAGAGTTGCCCGACGGTGTTGACCGTCTCCAGGAAGTTGCCGGGCGCGACCACGGTCTTGAAGGTTTCGCCGGTGCCTTCGGGGAAGGCATGGCCGAGTTCGGCGGTGATGGCCTTGTACGTGCTTCCGGCCTGGTTGGTCCAGCTCGCACGGTACTCCTCGAAGATGATGCCGGCGAAGCGGAAGCCGCTGCGGTAGTCCTGGCCGAGGGACTGCTGCATGTTCTGATAATACTTGAACGCCGCGGCCACCGCGATGTGGCTGGTGAAGGCGTCGAAGAATTCCGGGGACACCAGGCAACGGATGCCGCTCATGCGGTCGCCGAACAGGTGGTCCTCGATGTGGCGAACCACCTCCAGACACTTGGCCGTCACATCGGTGTCTTCGTCGTCCAGGCCGAAGTAGACCGTCTTCGCGGTGATGCCGAATTCGGTGTAGAGCTGGTAAATGGTGGAGCCATCGGCGTCCAGGATGATGCCCTTCAGGGCGCCCATGCGCAGGTACTCGAGCGTCTGATCGAGCATGTTCTTGCACTTTTGCAGCTTGCGCGCGATGACGTTGGCCTGCGCCTCCAGCGCATTGTCACCGCCGAAGGCACGGACGTTCTGGATCTCGTCGGGCAACACCACGTCATCGAGCGGGACATGGGGCACGGCGAAGACGCGCAGGCCGCGCTTGTCGGCGATGGCCTTATCGGCCGCGGCGCCGCGCGGGCGGGAGCGCACGATGTTGAGCGTGCCGTTGAGCTGCTCGACCGTGACCGAGGTGGTGGTTACCCCGTCCACGGGGAACAGGCCCATTGCTTCGAGCCTGCCGTAGAGGTTGGGCAGCTTGGTGATCGCCGCGGACATGGCGACGATATCGTATCCTTCTCCAGTGAACGGGTTGACCATGGTAGTTCTCCTTTTTGAATTTCGGATTTCAGACCATAGGCCGTGGGCTACAGGCCGTGGGCCGTAGGTTGCGGGCAAACCTGTGCTTGTCCTATAGCCTACAGCCCACAGCCTACGGCCGCAGTTTTGTTACACGCCTTCGCGCGCCACGATGCCCAGCGCCAGCAAGGACGCCAGGGCGATGGCGATCTCGGTCGAGTCGTTGTCGGCGTGCAGGAACAGCTTGGCCTTGCTGACCACGGCGGGGCCGCGCATCAGGCACACGCAAGCCTTGGCGCCGCCGCTGGCATCCACGGCTTCGAGCAGGATGCCGGAGGCCGTGCCGTAGGTGCCGTCATCGTGGATGAAGGCAGAGACGGTGGCACCGGCGCCGCTGGCGATCACGCTGCCGGAGGCCAGGTCCTGGCCGCTGGCCAGGGTTTTCTCTTCCCGGCAATAGTTCGGCGCGCCGAATTCGGCGAACAGCCAATCCGGGATGTACGTTCGTTCGGTCAAAGCGGACATGGAATTCTCCTTTTTGAAGTGGGCTGTGGGCTGTGGGCTGTGGGCTATAGGGATACCCGAATCTCTCAGACATTCGGGTTTGCCCACAGCCTACAGCCTACGGTCTACGGCCGATGTTTGGCGGCGATGGCTTCGGCGGCCTTGACCACCGGGGAATTGGCGGCGCTGCCCCCGGACGGCGCTTCACCCGGGCGGGAGCATTCCGAGCCGGTTTCCGGCAATGTGGCGCCGCTGATTCGCAGGGCGGCGTCTTCGAGCACGCGGCGGACCTGGAGTTCGGAACGCACCTGCTCGAGCGGCCGGGCGGCACGGATGAAAGCCGCGGCGGCGCCGGGCTGGCCGGCCAGCGCGCACAATTCGGCGATCTCGGCGGCATGATCGAGAGAGGGCTGATGCTGCTGGCCCTCCGGAACCTCGGCGGCGCCTGTGGCCGCCAGTTCCGGCTCGGCGGCCGGCTCGACAACTTCGGCAGCGGGCGGAATCGCTTCGGCAGCGGGCGCAATGGCGGACGTTTCCATGGATACACCTCCAAGTGCGGAATCGGAACCGGCGATACGCGCGCGCAGGGCCGCCAGCGCGTCGGCGACGGTGCCAACCTGGTCGGCGAAGCGGGCGGCCACGGCGTTCGGCCCAAAGAACAGCGCGGCCTCGGTGGCTTTTACGGCTTCGATGCTCATACCGCGGTTGCGGGCCACGCGGCCGGCGAACATTTCATAGATGCGGTCGATCTCGGCCTGGAAGCCCTGGCGCGCTTCATCGGCCAGCGGCTGGTCCGGATTGCCGTCGATCTTGTGGCCACCGGCGAAGATGTAGGTGGGCTTGACCCCCAGTTTCTCGTTTTGCGCGGAAAAATCGAGGTGCATCATCCACACCCCAACCGAGCCGACGCCGCCAGACTCGGCCACGAACAGCCGTTCGGCAGCAGAGGCCAGGGTGAAGGCAGCGGAAAAAGCGTAGCCATCGGCGGCGGCATAAAGCGGCTTGGTGGAGCGCGCCTGGTAAATCAAGTCGGAAAGTTCCATCACGCCAATGGACTCGCCGCCGGGAGAATCGACCACCAGCAGGATGCCGGTGACGGCGGGGTCGGTGGCGGCATCCATGATTTCGCCTTCGATCTCGGCATAGGTGGTGGGTCCGCCGGAAAGGAATTCGCCCGACACGCGTTTCACCAGGGGCCCGGTGATGGAGATAACGGCCAGCTTGTCTTCGGTGAGGTAGTAAGGCTTGCGCGGCTCTCCCGCATCTCCTGGGCCGTACAGGCGCGCGGCTTCATCGGATGGCGGGGAGGCTTCAAGGCCGAGACGCGGGCCGATGGCGAACAGGATGGCGTCCAGCTTGTTCCGCTCGATCATGAGCGGCGTTCCGAACACGCGGGCTGCGAGATGCGGATAATTCATGGCGCTCCTTGCACGGCGAGCTGCTGAGCGGCGCCGCTATTTGCCGTCTGAGCCGGGTCGGAATCGGAGACGATTCCCAGATCCTTGGCGCGGGCATTGTCGGCGGCGATATCGGCATCCACCTGCTCGGGGTCCTCGCCATTTTCATGGATGACGGCGCTGCGGGACGTGAATGCGCAGCGCACCGCTTCCTTCATGGCCATCACGTCCTTGAGCGGATCCACCCAGCCCCAGCGCGGCGTCCGCCATTCGACGGCGTAGAGCGCATCCCACTCGGCCGGCGTTCGCGGCTGCGGAAGCACCCCGGCGAGCACGGCGTCATTCACCCAGCGGCGGTAGACCGGCCGGCAGAACTGGTAGACCATCACCGAGAACTGGAACTGCTCGATGCGCCGGCGGTATTCCAGCAACCCGGCGCGGATACTCGAGTAGTTGACGCCCTCCAGGTCCCAGGAGACCGACTCGTAGGGGATGCCGATGCCGGCGCAAAACGAGCGCAGCATGGTCTTGATGAACTCCGGCAGGCCGGCCGGCGGATCGGGGGGCTTGTTGAATTCGAGCGTGTTCCCGGTGGCGCCAAGGTCGATGATGGTGTTCGGCTGAATGGTGCCGAAGCCAACGCTGGCATCCGGGGCGGCCGTGCCGTCCGGCAGCGTGGTGCCGGCATCGAGCGGCCCCCGGAATTCATCGGAGAGCGACCGTTGCCAGCCGAGAAAAAAATTAGCGGTGGCCTGGCGGACCAGGACGGCATCGGAGAACTTGTCCAGCTCATAGAGGGTGACCATCACGGGCGCCAGCCAGGGTTGCCCGCGAACCTGCCCGCAACGCAATGGCTGGTAGCAATGGATCACCTGCTCCGCCGGCACCCGTACCGGCTCGTTGGAGGTGAGCTGGAGCGTCATCCCGCCGAGCATGGGATGCTCGGGATGAAGCCAGTAGGCGGCGCGCTTCCCGAAGGGGGTGAACTCGATTCCCGCGCGGATAGGGTTCTTGCCATTAGTTCCCATGCGCGTCAGCGGCAGATGCTCGGGCTCAAGAAGCTGCAATTGCAGCGGCACGCGCAGGCCATCCGAAGCCAGGCGCGGCCGGAAGCGCGCCAGCACTTCGCCGGCCTCGAAAATCTCGCGCAACGCGATAACCTGCTGGCCGTAGAAATCGGTGAGTCCATCGGCATCGCATTCCTGAGCCGAGCGCTCCCAGGATGTCTTCAGCAGGGTACGCATGACGGGATCGGGATGCAGCGGCTTGGGGGTGATCCCGCAGCCGATGGCGTTGGCGACATACGAATCCTGAGCGGACTTGGCCCACGCGTTTTTCCGCACCAAGCCGCGACAACGCGCGCGCATGGTGTCGCCCTCGGCCGCCAGTAGGGCGCTGATGGCGGTGGAGACCTCGGCCCACATGGCCAGGCGCCGGCCGGTGGAGGCGCCTTCATAGCCGGTGCTGCCGGCCATGGGGCGTCCGGTTGCCGCCCGGCCCAGCGTGCGGAAGGCGCGGCCGAGATTGCGGAGGTAGGGCATCAGACCTTGGACTCAGCCACCCGGCGGGTGCCTTTCGCGGTGACCTGGAACAATTGGCCGCGGGAATCGAAGTGGAAGGTCTCACCGGGCTTGAGGGCCTTCGGGAAATAGGCGTAGCGGCCGAAGCGCCGCTCCGGCTGGGTGGCCCGAAGCCCCTCATGGACGGCGCGCATCATGGTCTCAGGATCGAGCCGGCGCGGGACGCCGCGCGCCAGGACTTCGCCGCGGATATGATCGCCGACGATTACAACCGACATCGCTTCTCCGTTCAGGTTTCGCGGGGGCCGCCGGGCGGGGCGACCCCCGCATTCCAGGGGTGAGGAAAACGGCCCGTTGCGGGCCATCGGGGAGATGATTACGCGCCGGTCACGGCCAGCGCCACGCCGCCGCTGGCGGCATCGGGCAGGGCCATGTCGGCATAGACGCTGCCGCTGACAGGGGCTGCTTCCCATTCGGCCGCGCCGACGAGCAGGCACTTCTTGAGCACGATCATCCCGCCCGGGCTGCCGCCGGCGGTGACATCCAGCGCTTCGAGCATGGAGACCGCGGCGCTCTGGATGGCGTTGATGAACGTGCAGTTGCGGAATAGCGTGAAGCGATCCGTGCTGCCGGCCGCTTTCTTCAGGAACTGGTGGGTGTTGGCCTCGGCATAGGTCAGGATTTCGCAGTCGATGAACTTGCAGCGAGCCCCGCCGTACAGCAGGATCTCGGAGTTGTCGCCGGTGCCCCGCGCGATGGTGTCGAGGCCGATGGTGCAGCGCAGGAATTCGTTCTCTTCGCCGGCCAGCCGCAGGCTATAGGCGCCGCTGACATCATTGTTGGCGTGCCCGATGCCGGCGATGTGGCAGTTCTCGAAGCGGTTCCGGCTGCCCTGCATATCGACGGCACCCAGCGGAGAAGTGCCCGCCACACCCATGAAGAATAGGATGTTGGCGATGTAGCAGCCGCTGGCCGTGACCCGGAACAGCGGCGCGGCGGAGTTGTAGCCCGAAGCGAACTCGATGCGCGACCGCGGCGAGATGTTGACGCCGGAATTCACGCCGATCAGGTGCACCAGGTTCTTGTCCCAGTCCAACATGGCGGCCTGGAGATCCGTGGTGTAATCCTTGTTGGCGCTTTCGGCGTAGAACAGGACGATATCGTTTTGATCCTCGGTGGCGGCAGCGAGCGCCGCGGCCAGCGTCTTGAAAGCCTGCCGACTGCTCTTGCCGGTGTTGGCGTCCAGGCCGTTCTTGGGCCGGACGTGCCAGATGTCACCCTGGATGAAGGGCAGGAAGGGCGGGAGAGCGGGAAGGACGGGCGTGCCGAACACGCGCGGGATCTGTGGGCTGGGATACATGATAATTCACCTCGTCTCAGTTGAATTGTGCCTGCCAGGCGAGGCCGAGACAGCGCCTCGGCTCGCCGCGCCGAGCCTGGCCGGCGAAGAAATGCGCGGAGAACGGTTCAAAAGCCTTTGTCCGTGTACATCCGAATCTGTCGGGGGCGCCTTGTGCCGCTGCCCTGATCCCGCTTCGCCTGGAAATAGGCGATGGCGCCGGCGATCTCGGCGTTCGATTTGTAATCAATGCGGCGGCCCTCGAAGGTGATCGAGGCCGCGCCAGTGCCCATGGCCGCTTCCAGCGTGGCGATGATGGCATCGAGTTGCGCCGTGGTGTAGGACATTGAGGAATGCCAACAGAGCCGCGACCGAAATGGGACGCCGGTTTTGCGCCCCATGATAGGGAGCGGTTGCCCCGCTCTACAGTGCGAAGCGGCCGATGATTCGCGGACCGCGCGGGGGCGTTGATCGCGGCGGCGGCGGGGGAGGTTCGCCGGGTCCGGCGGCCGGTGCCGCTGCCTGGACCTCGGCCCGGGTCCTGCCCGACTGCGCCAGCATTCGCCCCAGCCGGTCAGACTCGGCGTTCAATCGCAACCCACTGGCATAAAGGGCATGCAGGGCGGCGTAGCCGTAAACCCGGCAGTCCAGCGCCTCGTTTCGTGCGCCTTCTTTTTTCCGCCACTCTCGCCGCGGAAAGCCATGATGGTAGACCGTGAACTTTCTTTCCGCAGTGAGCTGCTCGAAGTGGTCCAGGTCGTAATTCGGCCCAATAGCGAAGTGCATGTAACCGGGACCATGCTCGGCAAGCCGAAGGCGTGCGCCGATGGCGTCTTTTATGGCGTCGATCCCCACCAGATAGAAGACCGAGCCCTTCGCATGGCTCGGCTTGCGCGGCCAGATCGGGACGGCGCCGGCGCGGCCGACAATCGCAAAGACGCGGCGGTTGACCGTGGTCCGCAGGAAGCGCTGGACCATGGCGTCGTTGTAACTGCGGTCAATGCATGCGGCATGCAGCCGGAACTTCAGGCCCAGCGGATGATCCCAAACGCGCGAGAGCAATTCATCCAGATCGCGCCAGACCTCAGTACGCGCGGTGTCGCCGGGAATCACAAAATAGCCGAGCGACCAGGATTCCTCATCGCGGCCCCAGCCGATGACCTCAGCCTCGATACGGTCGGCCTGAATATCGACGCCGGCGGTGAGGATGACTACGCGCTCGGGAACCGGCGTGGGCGCGCCATCTTCATCGGCGTAGGCTTCGCAGCGGCTCAGCAGCAATTGCGGATTGGTCTGCGCCTCATGGCGCTCCTCCCACGTTTCGCCGAGCTTCGTGTTCACGAAAGTTTTCAGGCGCTCGGGAGAACTCTGCGCCGCGAACCAATCCTTCACCAAGCTGGACAAGCTCACCCACGGCGAATAGATGGCGTTCAGGTGGAACCCGGCCGTGCCGTTGAATGGCGCGCTGGGCTGCCAGCGTCCCAGCCGAACAGCCCGGTAACGCGTGCCGTCATTCCAGCGCGCCTTGCAGAATTGGCATTCATAGGCGGCCGTGGCCGGATCATCATCCTGATACTTCACCTGGCCCCAGCTCAGATATTGAAACTCGCCGCAGTCGCCGCAGGGGACCGCATACCGCCGCTGGTCGGAATCCCTATAGGCCGCTTCAATGCGTGAGGCGTCCTTGATTGTCGGCGTGCTAAAAAGCCCATGTTTGCGGTTCCAGAAATTCGCGCTCCGCTGAATCGCCAGGTTGACCGGATCGCCTTCGGTCCCCGCACTGGCCGGGTAGCGGTCCACCTCATCGCAGAGCACTACCCGAATCGGCCGGCTGGAAAGCGATGCGGAGGAATTGCTGCCGGCGATGGTGATATGCCCCCCGGGAAAAATCTTGTGAAGCAAGGTGTTCCCGGAATCGCGGGACCGTGCATCTCGCACTTTGCCGCGCAGACAGACGGTATCCCGCAGCATGGGCGCCAGCCGGTCCTTGCTGAAAGCCTCGCCGATATCGAGCGTGGGTTGCACGCAAAGAATAGGCGACGGGTCCTGGTCCACATGGAACCCCAAAACATTAAGCAGGATTTCCGTCTTGCCGACCTGGGCGCTGCTCATGACGACGACGCGCTCGACCGAGGGGTCGCTGAAGGCGTCCATGATCCCCTGCTGGTAAGGCGCGCGGCTTGTGTACCACTGGCCGGGTTCGGCGCTGCTTTCGGGGCTTAGTTGCCGGTGCTGGTCGGCCCACTGGCTGATCGTCAGATCCGGCGGCGGTGCCCACAACTTCGCCGCCCTCTGGTCCGCCGCTCGCAGATTCCGCAGGGCCGCCGGGGGTGTCTGATACTGGAACATCTCGGCTCAATTCCGCCAGCGCTTCGAGAATCCCTCCGTCGATGACGTCTTTGGCTTCAGCCGCAGTTTGAGCCATGATCCACAGCGGGGCAAGCTTGCTTCCCATGCCGAGGAGTTTGGCTCGGGCATTCCCGATCATGAGACCGAGTTGTTTTTCATGATCAGCAATCGACACGACGGCGCCGGCATCCACCGCAGCTTTCACCTTGGCGCTCACTGCCTGAGCCACGATCAATTGGCGACGCGCCTCCCCCTCAGTAACCCTACTCACCTCACCCAGGACGGCGTCGCGTTCACGCTGCCGCAACCAGGCCGAGAGTTCCGCCGAGTTAATGCTCCAGAGGCGACCCTGCTTCCGACCCGGGGCGCCGCGGCGCAACCATTGATCCACCGTCCGGAGATCGCAGCCGAAAAACTCCGCTACTTTTTCCCGCGTGAGATCAATCCCTGCTGGCATGGTGGTGTAGGGGTCCGAAAACCACTGGCACTAGCCCTACCGCGCCACAACCTTACCTGGCGGCGATAAGCTCCGGGAAGGACCCGGAAACCCCGGCTGGCGCGCTAATCATTCAATCTGGATCATGGCGGGATGCATTTCGACCATCAGCGAGCGGCGCAACAAATCAACCGAAACGAAGACGCGCGTCGGCTGAGACCGAATCACGCGGCCGCGCAGGCCGGCCAGCGGACCGGCCATCACAATCACCTCAGTCCCCTCACCAATGAACCCACACGGCTGGGCCAAGCGGCTCGCGAGAGCGATCCGCAAACTCTCGATCTCGACATCGGGGATCGCCAACGGCGCCGAACCGTCATTCACCAAGTAGAGCAGGCCGGGGACATCCAACGTGCGAGGGCCCTCCATCCTGGCGGATCGCACGAAGACATAGCTGGTGAACAGGGGAACGGAATCGCAGCGGGATTGAATCAGTGGGAGAAAGCTCTGAAACCCATGCTCGATCAAGCCCCTGTGAATTGCCTTCTCGTATCGTGGACGGGTATAGGCGGCAAACCAATGAGGCTCATAATCCTGACAGCCTGCGGCCCTCTCAGCAATCGGCAGAGTGCGCACTACAGAAACAGGTTTGAGCGGAAATGTTCAGATGTCAAGGGGTCAAATCAATGGGGGACCAAGGCGGGCAGGCGAACGAGTACGGCGCCGGCGCGCAAGCGGTCAAGTATTGAGCCCATCTCGCGCTTGTAGACTCGCTGGTGGTGCTCGATCATATCGTACAGAAATCGAGCGTTTTCGACTTCCTGCCAATCAACCACTGGCCTTCGGCTCGGAAGTCTCTTCATCTTGCCGATGCTGATGACTTCGCACATGAGCCTCAGCGTAGGCCAAGCTTTCCTCGACCGCCCGAATCGTCTTCTCTTCCCCAAATTCCAGGATGTAATCAAGCATGGCGCGCAACCGCTCGACATCCGCAGTGGTGGCAACCTCGCGGGAAAGCCGTTCATGCGGTTCGGCGAGGTCGCGCGCATCCAGTAATTCGGCGGCGGGGCTGGGCCCAGTCTGGATGCCCTTCCGCTTCATGATCCGATCTCGAGCAGCGCGAAACGCTTCGGCAAATCTTCGGCTCGGTCGCCGTTGCCCTTTATCGACATTCCGGAGCATCTCGGTCGAGTAATGCATCTCCCAAGCCAACTCGCTGATGGGGATTTCCAGGAATTCGCACAGTTGGGTGACCGATCCCGGCTTCCAGTTCAACCGATATGCCATCTGCGCGCTTCCCTGCGCCAAAATCCGCACAATGCGCCAGCCGACGCATGACCCTATAAAAATTGTGCGGAAACGAATAGACTTAAGCTGTGGCCTCCAACATGCACAGTGCTTGTTGGCAGCACAGTTCTGCGGACTGGCCTTGCGGCGCCTCACGGCTGGTACCCGCGAGACGCTTGGCACTCATACGACACTTCTTCCTTACCGTGGGATGGGGGCTGATGGCAAGGGAAATCGACAAACAAGAGATGGCCGAAACGTTCCGCCCGGCTCCCTCGCCCTTGATGTCCCCCGAACAGATGAAGCAGATTGTGGAACTCGGTGGCGGGAAATACCTCGGCTTCACCAGTGAGAATGATTACGTCTGGATCACCGATCCGCGCAGCGGATCGAGCGGCGTGGTTCTGCTCCACGATCTGACGCCGGAGAATGTGCGCCGGAAAGTCCGCGAGATTCGCAAGCGCTTTCAAGCGAGGTGGGCATGACCGCCTATCAATCCGCCGCGATTGACCGATTCTGCTTCCGGGTGTCCATGGTCATGATCTGGCTGGTCATCATCGGCCTGGGCCTTTACGCGGAGGGGATCATCCGATGAAGTGCGCACGCTCATCCTGCCCACTGCCCGGCGGTCCGAGCGGGTTCTGCGACATGCACGCGCATGAAGAGCTGAATCGCCTGCGCGCCAATCCCACTCAAGCGCTGCTGCCGGCGGAACTCGCGCCCATCCGCACGTGCCGGGATGAGCTCAGTTGCTCGACGGCGATCCGCCTGGCTCAGGAGGTAAGGTCGCTTCAGATCATCAATGGTCGGTTGCTGGCGCGCGCGGAGTCCTATGGCAGGCACACGAACATCTCGGCGGGATCGGGCGAGCGGAAACGGCCGGCGCGGGCAACGGTATCGGCTCCGGCGCGCTCCGCTAATTGGGAAGCGTTCCTGGCCTACGGCAATGGAGGGCGGGCATGAGGGCGCGCATCCAGGCAGCCTTTGAACGGCGGGCATGGCTTCTCCCCCTGGCGGTGGTCGTGGCATCGATCCTGGTCGCGGTCGTTCTATCTGGCCTGGGCGTGCCGCCGCCGCCACTGCCGGGCCAGCCGCCGATGGTGCGGTAAGCCCAAAATTTTTTTGGCCTTCTATAAACCATTTTCGACGCGGCTTGTTTGAAACAAATGAGCAACGAACTGAAGCTGGCAACTCGATGCGAACCGTGGGGGAAGCCCGCCCCTTGCCGGCATCCGCACGCCCGCTTGATGGTGCACGAAAACGACGGCGACATTTACGCCTGCCCGGATTGCGGCGCGCAGTTTCATCCCGGCTCGGCCACGCCTGGCTGGCCGCCGGAAGAGCAGATGCTGCTGGTGCCCGGCGCGGTGCCGATGATTCCGCCGGCGCCGGTCACCATCTCGGAAACTCAGTTATGGGGAAAGTGATCCCGCCCCGGCGGGATTCACGCCGATTATTGAGGAGGAGGAAAAAATGGACAGACTGACACTGGCCAACATTTGCAAGGGCGCGGTCGAGGAACGATTCGCCCGCGAAGTCTCGGCGCTTTTGGACAATATCGGCGACCCCAACACTCCGGCCGAGAAGCCGCGGGAACTAACGCTGAAGTTCAAGTTTCTGCCATTCGCCGATCGCGCCGGGGCCCAGGTGAGCTTCGAGATCGGCTCGAAACTGGCCCCGATGGCCCCGGTCAAGGGAAACGTCTACCTGACGGTGGACCGCTCGACCGGCGAGATATTCGCCTATCCGCGCGATCCGCGCCAGGATTCGCTATTCGCCGAAAAGCCGGCCGGCGCCGGGCCGCAGTAAAAGCGCGAGTTCCGAGATTGCCCGGCAGCCAGCATGCAGCCTCGATGCTGCCGGCAATTGGCCGAGCGCGCGGCGGCGGGATGCCTTTCGGGCGACAGCAAGCGTCCGGTTTCCTCATCCAGCCGCCGTCCTCGGCCCCCTCGGCGAGGCTGCAAAAACGAAATGGAGGTAGTCACTTGATCAAAGAGGCTCTGCAATATCTGGTCGGGCTTGCGCCGCCCACCAAGCTTGAAATCGAAGGCGCAATCTTTTCCGACAAACCCCTCACGCACATTCCGGAGCCCGAGCCGCCAATGCCCGGGTCATTCGCCGTAATCACGCTCACCGGCCTCATCGGTCTGGTGAAGGACGCCAAAATCGAAGAGTTGGATGAACCCGGGGTGGTCTGCCAAGTACTCGGTTGCGACAAGGCGCAACTTGTCGACCGAGTTGCCGACCAGTTCGGCCGCCGGCAGCTCTACATCACGGCCGCATTGCCGCAGCCCTGCGATTTCCCCTTCGGGCGGTTCATGGACCATGCCGAGTTCATCATCCGCCTGCGGACGAACTTCGATCCCGACAAGTCGCCGGACCTGGCATACCTGCTGGGCATCGCCAGCAACCTTACCGCAGAGAAAATCTCCACCAGCATCGATGACGGGGTTTCGCAGAAAGTGGGCCAACGCCAGGGGATCAGCCTTCAGGGCAGCGAGAAGATCCGCCCGCGGGTGACGCTGGCGCCCTACCGCACCTTCCGCGAGATCGACCAGCCGGAGAGCGCATTCCTCTTCCGCGTCAAGCAGGATAGCGTTCAGGAGGACCAGATCCCCAACTGCGCGCTGTTCGAGGCCGATGGTGGCGCCTGGAAACTCCAGGCCATGGAGCGGATCGCGGAATACCTGAAAGACAAGTTGGCCCCGATCCCGGTGGTGTACTAATCCGCGGATTACGCGGATTCACGCGGAGGCAATGCGCAGCCGATCTTCATCAACGTTCGGCACGTCTTACGATCCCGCGATCGATGCCGCCGCCATCCGCTTCCAGATGGACCGCATCCGCGAGCTGATGCTGGCCATCGCCGAGAACGACCGCGCCATGCGCCACCGCGAGGCAGGGTACCGGACTCTCGCGGAGATTGCGGCGGCCACCGGCGACGGCGAGGCCAGCGTCAGCGCGCAACTCAGGCACCTACGCAAAAAAACCTTCGGTGCCTGGATTGTGGAGAAGCGGAGGCGCGGCGGCGGACGGCAGTGGGAATACCGGGTCCTGCGCCCGGCGCCGCCCCCGATTCGCGGCGAACAATTGGCACTGGACAGCATGGAGGAGCGGCCATGATGGATGAACCGACGATTAGGGAAATCCGAGAGATCCTGGCGAAGATCACGCCCGGAGACTGGGCAGTCAGTGACTTTACCGAGGCTACCGGAGTCAGCCACATAACCTTGGCGACTCATACCAATCGCCCGGTCGGGGCATCCGTGGATCGCGGGTTTTGCCGGGATCATTATCAGGCATCGATCGCGTCAATCGGCGCGCACAGATGCCATATCTCTTCTCAAGAATCAGCGGCCAACAGCATCTTCATCGCCTCTGCCCCGCGGTTCATCCGATTCCTACTCGCGCAGATCGAATCTCTGGAGGCACAAAAAGAAACACCACCCTCATGCCCAATCGAATGATTTGCGGTGAGCCTATGTGGGGCAGTGGCAAAATCGCGCTGCTTCCGCCACAGATCAGAGCGGAATTCGCTTGGCTGCTGGCGCTGGCCGATCCATGGGGCTCGTTTGAGTTTGACCCCCGCGGCATCTGGACTCGCTGCTACGTCTTCGCGCGCCCAGAGATATCCGCCGAGGACGTGGACCGCTGCCTACGCGCCTTTCATCGCGGCGGACTATTATTCCTCTGGCGCCAGGATGGCCGGGTTTACGCGCACTGGGTCGCTATCGACAAACCCGGCCGCCTGCCGCGACCGTCCGAACGCAGGGATGGCCAGCGGCTGGCTCCGCCGGTTCCCATCGCCGAGTTGGCCGCCTACATCGCATCCTACGGGCAGGCGCGCCAGCAACTGCTACTGCCCCCCGACGATTCCAGCCTGATTCCCACAGTGGCCTCGCCTACGCGCCGCCTCACCGCCCCCGCGGAGGCTCCGCAGCAGTCCCGCGTCAATGCCGCGGAGCCGCCGCAGACAGGGGGGGTTGGGGTTGGGTTAGGGTCTGGTTTAGGTTTGGTTGGGGTTAGGGGGGGGAATGGGCCGCCGCCCCCCCTGGAAACGAAAACCATTCCCGAAACGGAACGAACCCCGCGGCAACTCGCCGACCTGGCCTGGATCGCGCTTACCTGGTGGGCGCAGGTTCCGGGCGGCGAGGAGGAGGCCCAGCGTGCCTGGACCGAGCGCGTGGCCACGCTCAAGCCCGCGGGTGCCTTCGAGGCCGCCCTGGCGGCGGTGGGCGGCTCCGAGACGGTATACGAGAAATACCGCTCCCGGAAACTCGATTTCCTGCACCGCACTTTCATCGATTCCTTTATGACCGCCTGCGAGACGGCGGCGACGTATGCCGGAGGGAAACCATGAGCAAGCCGCAAGCTTGCCCGCATTCGGGTTCGCAGATTCGGGAAGGGCCGATCACGTTCTCTGGCGAGATGGTGCGCGCCATCATCGAGGGCCGCAAGACGCAGACCCGGCGCATACTACGGCAGCAACCGCCTCAAGACCTGATTCTCAAGGAACACTCTGGCCGGTTGGGGTACTGGATTCCGTATACCAAGCAGGGCCTGGTCGCCAACCATGTCCATGGTTCACATAAAAACGACTGCGGCTTTCTGTGTCCCTACCAGCCCGGCGACCGCCGCTGGGTCCGTGAATGCTGGCGTGTCGGCGACTGGGACGAAGACCGCGGCGCGATCGGTGTTGACTACAAGGCCGACCTGTTCTCCCGCAAGGAATGGATCGTCCTGCCGGATGAGGATCAATTCGAGCGGCTATGGGAGCAATCTGCAAAAGACGCCAGAGCGGCAGGCCGACCGTGCGATGATTACGGCGCATACCATTGGGACCCTGGCTGCAGTCCCTGCCGCTGGCGTTCTTCCCGCTTCATGCCCAAGGTCCTGGCCCGCATCTGGCTGGAAGTGCTGGAAACTGAACCGCAGCAATTGCAGTCGATCTCCTGCGGCGGCTATCTGACCGCATCCGACGTGCAGGCCGAAGGCTGCCCCTTCCGCTGTAATCCAGAAACGCTCGGTGCCGACGAAATCGCCTGGTTCAAGGGAGTGTGGGACAAACTCCATGCCCGCGATGGCCACGGCTGGGAAACCAATCCCTGGGTATGGGCCATCACCTTCAAGCGCCTGGAATCTACGGTGGCTGCGAAATCGGATGACTGAATGCTACTACAACGAAAACGACCCGTTCGCGGTTTGATCTTGGACCTTGGAGTCGCCGCGGCGACGACCTGGGACCTGCTGTTCGGCTGCCCGCATCGCCGAACCACCTGGCCGCGGCGCCGGCCCTTCCACCGCTGGGACCAGGCGCCCGATTACGTCGCCTGCCTGGACTGCGGCGCCCAGATCGATTGCTGGACGTTCTGCGGCCGGTCTCAGATCCCAGGTCCCAGGCCGAAGGTCCCGGCCCCCGGGTCCCAGGTCAGTTCGCTCCCCGAGGTGCTCCCATGAGCGGGAAATCCGCAATCCGCAATCCACGGCAAGCCGGGACAGGTCCGCAATCCGAAATGGAATTCTTCCCCATGTTCCAGGAGGTCGCCGGACTCGACGGGAAGCTGCAGCAGTACTACCTGCCGCTACTCGGCTGCCGGATCTGCGGCCAGGCGCGGGCCGATTACATCCTAAAGTTTTACGCCGGCCCCACCAGCGAGAAGATCATAGACGTTCCCATGCGGCTCACGCGGCATATGGCCGACGTGCCGGCCCGCGGCGCGGCGACCTGCACCGTCTGCCGCGAAGTGCGGACCTGGGGTCATGCGGCCAACAAGCATTACGCGGTCACCGCCAACGGGAAGCACACCTACGGGATCCAGCCGAAGGCGGAAGCCGGAAAGCAGAGGGCGGAATATGTAGTGCGGAGTGCGGAATCGGGACGGCTTCCGGATCCCAAGTCCGAGATGCAACTGCGCAGGAAAAACTTCTCAACGCGATGGGATGTAGACCGGGTCCCAGTTCCGCCTGCCACGCGCTGCCGCTGGTGTGCGCAGGGGTACGTGGCTATCGAGTCCAGCGTCCGACCCGGCATCGGCATGATGGTGCATCCGGAGACGCCCATCGGACGCATCCGTTGCGGCGATTCCCCCGCGCTGCAGGAGGCCGCCCATGCGTAGGCCCGGCAGGGTTCGCAATCCGCATCCCGCAATCCGTCCGCCGCGGCGGACGCAATCGGCGAGGTTCCGCCTTCGCCGCGGCCACATCGTCATTCCTGAAAACTCCATGGTGCGTACCATCGCCGACTACTGCCGCCTGGTGCTTCGCGCCGAGGTTTACGACAACAGGAAAAACGGCACGGTGACCTTCATGGAAAACGGAAAGCAGCGCTTCATGCGCTTCGGCGGCGGCGCCGGCTGGCCGGACTTGTTCGTCTTCCTGCCCGGCGGACGCACGCTGTTCATCGAAGTCAAGGCCCGCGATGGTCGCCAAACCGTGGACCAGCGCTACTTCCAGGCTCGCGCGGGGCAGCTCGGTCACTGGTACGCCATCGCGCATTCGCCCGAAGAGGTACAGGAATTTCTCGATTGCAGATTCCGGGAGGTGAACGCAAACCATGGAAATTAACCCCGAGCACGTAGACGTTGTTATCGCGGCGGGCACACTGCGCGCCCTGATGAATGAACTCGACCACCTCCGCGGGGAACGGAAGGGGCTGCAGGCGGAGAACACCCGGCTCGTCCTGGAGAACCAGAACCTCCGCGCCGGCCCCAGTTCGCAATCCGAAATCCGCATTCCGAAATCCGAGATTAGATGAGCCGCTTGATTCCAATTCGCCTGTACTGCCGCTGCGGGGCGCAACTCATCGGACACGCGTTCCCGGAAGGCGCCGCGGTCGCCGCTGAGAAATTCCGGCAGGGGCATTCCGGACCCGGCCACCGTTCTTGCGGTCCGCGCGTTTCCGCCCAAGCCCGCCGGGAAAATGGGACGCAGATGAACGCAGATAAACACAGATCGGAGGGAGGGGAGCGGTTATCCGCGGAAGAGCCATGCTGACCAAGCGCTACAACCCGGCGGAAGAGGGTCCAAGGTCCAAGGTCGTCGCCGCGGCGACTCCAAAGTCTCTTGACGCCTACCGCGCCTTCATCGCCGCCAAACCGAAACTCTCGACCGATTGCGGCTTTCAGGTTTCGCCCCATGAAGTTCACCCACTGCTGAAACCGCATCAGAACGATATCGTGCGGTGGGCAGTGCATGGCGGCCGGCGCGCCATCTTCGCACGCTTCGGCCTCGGCAAGACCTTGATCCAGCTCGAGACGCTGCGCCTAATTCTGGAAAAGGTCGCGACGCTACTCCCCATTCCGAAGGGTTTGATCGTTCTTCCCCTTGGCGTGCGCCAGGAATTCAAGCGCGATGCCGAAAAGGTGGGCATCCCGGTCCGCTTCATCCGCTCCATCGCGGAAACGGAAAGTCTCCAGCCTCCGGCCTCCGGTCTCCAGCCGATCTTCCTCACCAATTATGAGACCGTGCGCGACGGCAAGCTCGATCCGCGCCGCTTCACCGTCACCAGCCTGGATGAAGCCGCGGTGCTGCGCGGCTTCGGAGGCACCAAGACCTTCCGGGAATTCATGCGCCTGTTCGAGGAGGTCCGCTATCGCTTCGTGGCCACGGCCACACCGGATCCCAACGAATACATCGAGTTGCTGGCCTACGCCGCCTATCTCGGCATCATGGATGTCAGCCAGGCCAAGACCCGCTTTTTCAAGCGTGATTCCACCCACGCCGACCGGCTCACCATTCATCCCCACCGGGAGCGCGAATTCTGGCTGTGGGTTTCTTCCTGGGCGCTGTTCCTCCAGCGGCCTTCCGATCTTGGCCACTCTGATGAAGGATATGATCTGCCGCCGCTCGAAGTCCTTTATCACGAAGTTCCGGTGGATCATTCCACCGGCGCCGGCAGTGAACGCGACGGGCAGCAGAAAATGTTCCGCGAGGCCACTCACGGCGTGGTCGATGCCGCCCGCGAGAAGCGCGACACCCTTCCCCAGCGCGTCTCTCGAATGAAGGAAATCCTGGCGGCCGAGCCCGCCGAGCATTGGCTGCTGTGGCACGATCTGGAAGCCGAGCGCCATGCCATCGCCGCCGCGGTGCCCGACGCCACGCCCATCTACGGCCTGCAGGATCTCGATGAACGCGAGCAGGCGGTAATCGATTTCTCGGATGGCAAACTCAGCATCCTGGCCGCCAAGCCGGTGATCGCCGGAAGCGGCTGCAACTTCCAACGCCACTGCGCCCGCGCCGTCTTCTGCGGCATCGGGTTCAAGTTCAACGATTTCATTCAGGCCATGCACCGCATCTATCGGTTTCTGCAAACCCGCCCGGTAAAGATTCACCTGATTTACGCCGAATCCGAGCGCCGCGTATTGCAGAACCTGAAGGCCAAGTGGCGCCGCTACGAGGAGCGTGCCGAGCGTATGTCCAAAATCATCCGCGATTACGGCCTGTCGCAACGGGCCATGCTGGAAACCTTGACCCGCTCATTGGCCGTCGACCGCATCGAAGTAACTTCTGCGATTCCGTCTCCGACCGAGCCATCTTACCGGCTCGTCAACAACGATTGCGTGGAAGAAACCCACCGCATGGCCGACGCCTCAGTCCACTTGATTCTTACCTCCATCCCATTCAGCACGCAGTATGAGTACACGCCTTCCTATCTGGACTTCGGCTACACCGAAGACAACCCGCAGTTCTTTCAGCAGATGGATTTCTTGACGCCGGAATTGCTGCGAATACTCCAGCCGGGGCGCATCTGCGCTATACACGTCAAGGACCGGGTGGTGCCCGGCGGGATGACCGGCCTCGGCTTTCAGACTGTCTATCCCTTCCATGCCGATTGTATCCGGCACTTCACGCGCCACGGTTTCGCCTTCCTGGGCATGAAGACCATCGTGACCGACGTGGTACGGGAGAACAATCAAACCTATCGCCTGGGCTGGACCGAGCAGTGCAAGGACGGCACCAAGATGGGCTACGGCATGCCCGAATACCTGCTGCTGTTTCGCCGGCCGCCCACCGATCACAGCAACTCCTATGCCGACGTGCCGGTGGTGAAGCTGAAGCGGAAGTACTCGCGGTCGCGCTGGCAGATCGACGCCCACGGGTTTGCGCGCTCCAATGGCAACCGGCCGCTCTCGCCCGAAGAGATCACCGCGCTGCCTCATGCCGCTATTTTCAAACTGTTTCGCAAATACACCCTCGAGCAGGTCTATGACTTCGAGTACCACATCCGCCTCGGTGAAGTCCTGGAAGAGAAAGGGATCCTGCCGGTGACGTTCATGCTGCTCCAGCCGGCGTCATGGCACCCCGACGTTTGGACCGATATCACCCGCATGCGCACGCTGAACGCCTTGCAATGCCGCAAAGGCAAGCAGATGCACCTGTGCCCGCTGCAATTCGATATCTGCGACCGCGTGATCGCGCAGTATTCGATGGAAGGCGAGCTGGTCTACGATCCGTTCGCCGGGCTGATGACGGTTCCCCTCTGCGCGGTGCAGCTCGGCCGGAGGGCCTACGGCGTGGAACTGAATCCCGGCTATTTCCTGGACGGTTGCGCCTACGTGGAGGCGGCGGTGCGCAAGATGGCCATGCCCACGCTGTTCGATTTGACCGGCGTTGGCCCTGCGGCGAAAGACTTAGCCACAGATTATGAAGATGGAGGCGGCCCCGGCCCATGTAGCGCTGGCGTCCCGCCGGCCGGCCCCGGTCCTTCCGCCGAGATTACCCGTTGCGATAGGGTGCCTGCCCGATGCACTGAATGAACCCGGCACGCATTGCGCGGCGCCTTCGGATAGCCGAAAGGCGAAACCCGAAAGCCAGCCGATCGCCCAGCCCTACAAGCCCACGCGCCTGGAAGCGGAACTGGCGCGCGGCGGAGGAACCCTGTGGTTATGACCATGCCCATTCCAGATGCGCTTATGCCGACAAGCAGCCGGCTGGAGCTGGGGGTGCCCCTAGCCCCTAGCCCCCAGCCCCCAGCCCCTTCTTTGCTGCTCGATGCCGATGCCGTCGCCCGGCTGCTGGGCATGACGCGGTCCTGGGTGCTGGACCATACCGCTGGCACGCGCCGCGCCGGACGCATCCGCGGACCGCGCATCCCTTGCCTGCGCCTCGGCGGGCGGACTCTACGCTATGATCCGGATGACATCGCGGCCTGGCTGGAATCGCTGAAGCAGGGGAATGGGACGCAGATGAACGCAGATCAACGCAGGTCCGCCGGAGAACTATGCACCTGAAAATCAGCCCCGACCTGGCCCTCCCGCTCGATGCCGTCACCCAGAAGTTCGCGTTCCTCGGGCGCACCGGCTCGGGAAAAACCTATGCGGCCAGCAAACTTGCGGAAGAGATGCTGGCGGCCAAGGCGCAGATAATCGTCCTCGATCTCGTCGGCGTCTGGTACGGGATCCGCTTGGCGGCCGATGGCAAGGGCCCCGGCTTTCCCATCCCCGTCTTCGGCGGGCTTCATGGCGACGTGCCGCTGGAGCCTACCGGCGGGCAATTGATGGCCGACCTGATCGTGGACCGCGGCCTCTCGGTGGTCCTGGACATCAGCCAGTTCGAGCATGATTCCGATAAAGCCCGCTTCGGAATGGATTGGGCCGGCCGCTTCTATTTTCGCAAGAAGGCCGCGCCATCGGCGGTCCACGTCTTCATCGAGGAATGCCAGGAACTGGTGCCGCAGAATCCGCAGAAGGGCGAAGAGCGCATGCTGCATGCCTTTCAGCGCATGGAAAAACTCGGCCGGAACTTCGGCATCGGCGTCTCGCTCATCTCGCAGCGTCCCCAGGAAGTTAACAAAAAGGCGCTGAATCAGACGGAATGCCTCTTCGCCTTTCAAATGACCGGGCCGCACGAACGCAAGGCCATCGAATCCTGGATCGAGGAAAAGGGCCTGGACATGGACATCGTTGGCCTGCTGCCCAAACTCGCGGTGGGACAGGCGCACGTCTGGAGCCCGCAGTGGCTGAAGGTTTCCAAAACGATCTACATTGGCAGAAAACAAACCTTCAACGCTTCCAGCACGCCGGAGGTTGGCTCGGCGGCAGTGGCGCGCGAGCTGGCGCCGATCGATCTGGACCGCATCCGCAAGGAGATGGCGGCCACCATCGAGCGCTCGAAGGCCGATGATCCCAGGGAACTGCGCCGCCAGATCGCCGACTTGAAGCGGACGGCGGCCACTGCGCAGAAGGCCACGTCGCCGCCGGCCAGCCAGGATGCCATCGAAGCCGCCCGCTCCCAAGCCTACTTGAAAGCCCGCGCTGAAGCAGCGGAAGCCACCCAATCGCTGCTGCTCAATCTGGATCATCGCCTGGTCGCTTTGAGACACCTGGCCGAGGCGCTGGCCGATCACATGGAAGGCACCCGCGAATACTTGAAAACGATCCCGGCGGCGTCCCCGCCAGCAGCATCCCGCCCCCCGACGCCCATTCGTGCTTGCAATCCGCAATCCGTCCCGATGCCGCATCGGGACACTCCGCATTCCGCACTCCGCACTCCACACTCAGCCGCTCCGCATTCGGAGTTGACCGGCCCCGAGCAACGCATCCTCGACGCTATCGCCTGGATGGAAAGCATCGGAGTGAATCAGCCGGAGCAAACCGCCGTGGCCTTCCTGGCCGGTTACACCTTCGGCGGCGGAGCATTCAACAATCCTCGCGGCGCACTGCGGACCAAGGGTTTGATCGAATACCTCGGCTCGAATTTCGTGCGTCTCACTCCCGATGGCCGCGCGCGCGCAGCCTCCCCAGAGACCCCGCTCACCACGGCGGCCTTGCACGAAGCCATCATGGACCGGCTGCCCGGTCCGGAGAGCAAAATCCTGCGCGTCATCCTGGAGCATTACCCGGACAGCATCTCGAACGACGATTGCGCGCAACAGGCCGGATACGCCCCGGACGGCGGCGCCTACAATAATCCCCGCGGCCGGCTACGCTCGCTGGATTTGATCGAGTACATGGGCGGCGGCTTGATCCGCGCCCGGGATATTCTGTTCCTGGAGTAATGGGACGCCCGCCGCGGCGGGAACGCAGATCAACACGGATAACAGGCAAACGGAAAGGAGGCCACATGCCAAAACAATGTTGCAAGCAAATGTACGCGCGGATACCAGAGGATGAACCGGTGTTCACGCTCCGTGGGAAAGATTTGCTGGCTTTGGGCGCCATCGATGAATGGTTACGACTGGCCCATTTAGCCGGTGTCAACGAGGACAAGATTCGGCGCGGGGTCGAGCATCTTCAGGACATCCGGCAATTCCAGGCGAACCACCGGGAACGCTGTCAGATTCCCGATTAGCAATAGGGCCGCAACGATTGATCTGCGTTCATCTGCGTCCGATTGCCTCGGCTCTTGAGTCTCAGGTCTCAGGTCCCCGGTCTCAGGTCTCAGGTCCGGCTTTGAGTTTTCCCCATGCTTGATATACCATCCCTCCTCCGGAGGGCAATGGCGTTGGCACGGCCGCGCTGGCAGGAAGGCGAGTTGACTGCCCGGGCAACATCCTGGTCCCTGCGCTACCGCGAGCCGTATCTCGATGGCGATGGCGCGCTCCGCTGGCACCAGCGCCGGCACCGCCTCGGTCGCCGCCGCGAAATGTCCCGCAACGATGCCAAGGCCGCCGCCGCCGCGTTCCTGGAACCCATCAATCGCGGCGCGGAGCGCCCTCAATCCTCTGCCCGCTTCGGCGAATATCTGGACCGCACCTGGCGCCCGCTCATCAAGCCGCGCCTGAAATACTCGACCGGGCTGGGCTACGAGAAGATCATCGCCAAGCACCTGCTGCCGCGCTTCGGCCGGGACGAACTGGCCACGATCGACACCCTGGCCATTACCGAATTCGCCGCATTGCTGAGCGCCGGCGCCCGTGGCCAACAGACCGTGCGGAACATCCTGAACTGCCTGGCGGGGATCCTTCAGAGCGCCGTCAATCTGAAACTGCTCCGCGAGAATGCGGCGCACGGCGTTTCGATCCCGGAACAGGTCTGCGATGCCACCGATGAAGATGAACCGGCCGGCGATGAATCGCTTCCGACGCCGGAGGAATTCGAGTCCTACCTGGCGGTACTGCCGGCCGCCGTCCAGACGATGGTGCTGCTGATTACGCTGCTGGGCCTGCGCATCGGGGAATTGATCGGGCTGAAATGGCGCGACGTGGACCTGGCCCGCGCCGAGCTGGTCATCCGCCGCAACATCTACGAGGGCAAGGTCCAGCTCCCGAAGGGCCAGCGCTCAAGCCGCGGCCGGCCGGGGCGCCCGAAATCCATCCCGCTCGGCCCGCTGGCAATCTACCTGCTGGAGCGCCATCGGCGCGGTTCGCCCGATTCGGGGCCCGGTTCTCCAATGTTCCCCAGCATGACCGGCGGGCACCACCGCGATGGCCACAACCTGCTGCAGCGGGTGCTTCACCCGGCGGCCAGGCACTGGGCCGTGGCCTGGGCCTCGGCGCATGACGGCCAGCCGGCTCGGCCGGTCCGCTGGCGCTGGCATCTAATGAAGCACATTTACGGGACCGAGGCGCAGCGCGCGGCGCAAGCGCCGGCCGACTTCCAGCGTCTCACGCGGCATGAAACCCCGGCGGTGACCCTGGAGCACTACGCGCACACCATCCCGGAGCACCTGCGCGCGGCTCAGAGGGTAATCGAATCGCGCATCGCGCCGAGCTGGTCCCTGCTGGCACAGAATCCAAAAGGAAAACCATCATGAGAAAGGAATGCGAATGAAAGCTCTCTCACTCACTCAGCCCTGGGCCAACCTGGTCGCCCTTGGAGAGAAACACATCGAGACGCGAAGTTGGTCCACCAAACACAGGGGCGAGATAGCCATCCATGCGGCAAAGGGCGTTCTACCGTACTATCAGGATCCATCGTTTAAGCCGCCGTTCTCGCGATGCCTCCCGGCTCCCGCTCGCGAACTACCCCGCGGCTGCGTCCTCGCGACGGCTCTACTGGTGGCCTGCATCAGGAGCGAGGTAGCACTCGCTGGTCTGGTTATTCCAGGCGCTGAGCGCTATGGCGGGGGGCAAAATCGAACCTTGCGGCGTCGACTTGTGGTCGGCGATCGGTCCTACGCGGCCGGGCTGTACGAAGTGGAATTCGGCGATTACTCACCGGGTCGGTGGGCCTGGATACTGGATGACATCCAACCGCTGCGAGAGCCGGTTCGTGCGCGCGGGGCGCCCGGCCTGTGGGACTGGTACCCGCCGCTGGAGATTCAGAAAGCCCCGCTGGTTTTGTGACCATTTGTGACCAAACGGTCATTGGGCTCAGCCTGGAATCGGGCTAAGCCTAATAAAATGTGGAGCCGCCGAGAGGACTTGAACCTCCGACCCGCGGTTTACGAAACCGCTGATACAGGGTGCTTTGAATGGGGAATCAATGAGTTAGGCGGGCAAGAACGGGCGGAAAGTGACTTCTGGCGGGGGGTTTTGTGACAGTTCTGTGACCATTGGCAGGAGATGGAGCGAATCGCGTGAGCACCTCCCACAATGTCCTCAGTCTCGGCGCTGGGATACAGAGTACGACGCTCTATCTGCTCGCCATGGCTGGGGAGATCGACCCGATTGATGTGGCCATTTTCGCGGATACCCAAGACGAGCCAGTAACCGTTTATCGGCACCTGGAATGGCTGAAATCACTCAATGGCCCGGCGATCCTCGTTCGGACGGCCGGAAGATTGGGAGAGCCGCTGTTGAACGGACGAAGATCGGCAGGGGGCTCACTGGCATCGATCCCAGCATACACGGCGGAAGGGCCGGAAGCCGCAGGGGGTGGGCAACTCCAACGGCAATGCTCCACAGAATACAAGGTTCAGGTTGTCGAACGAGCAATCCGGCGCGAAATCCTTGGATTGAAGCCAGGGCAGCGAATCCCCAAGGGAACGGAAGTTGTACAGGTTTTCGGTATTTCGCTCGACGAAGGCGGCCGAGCCTTTCGTATCAAGAACCGGATGCAGGAAGCACTTCCATGGTGCCGGCCGCTGTTCCCATTGATAGAACGAGAGTGGACGAGAGGCGATTGTATTCGCTGGCTGGAACCGCGGGTTCCACATCAAACCCCACGTTCAGCCTGTGTCTTCTGCCCTTATCGGCGTGATGCTGAATGGATCAATCTCAGAAAGACAGACCCACAGGGATTCCAGCGAGCCCTGGAGATCGACCGGGCCATCAGGCTACCTGGAGCTGTGGCCGCCAGCCGTCTGACGGGCAAACTCTACCTTCATGATTCGCGCCAGCCCCTGGATCAGGTGGAATTTAAGCATGAGCGACAACTTAGCCTATTCAACATTGAGTGCCAAGGGGTATGCGGATTATGACCAGCCCCCCAGCTAAACTCGAAGCGGGGAAAGCCGTAGCTGAAAGGTTGAATCGGGGGGATAAGAAGGCATCAGGCGGGGGGCAGCGATGCAGCAGCGTGGCGCTGAGCGCTATGGCGGGGGGCAAAATCGAACCTTGCGGCCGGCGAACGGCGGCGGTAGACTCAGCCCATGCAGGCGCCGCCTGGCGATGAACTGCCGGACCATGAGGAATTGATCCGCCAGGGCATCGAGAGATTCAAGCGCGGGGAATCCTACCCCTGCCGGCCGCGCCCCCGGGGGCCGGGACACCTGGATACCGTGCAATGGCTATACCTGATCGGGTCGCTCGCCGGTCTGATCGCGGGCGGCGGCGCGGCGGTCTGGTTTTACCCCGAGGCAACCATCAGCATCATAGTTGGCGCCGGCAGCAGCATAATTCTGGTGGCCTCTCCGCGGAAGGCCATCCCTTGGTTTCTCTTCCTGATCGGGATCTGCGCCCTGCTGCTTTCGCCGGTGCTGGGAGTGATCCTCATCCTGACAGCGCTGGCGATCAAGATTCTGCTGTTGTAAAAACAAAGGGACCGGCCGAATGGCCAGTCCCTTCGCCGTCTCAATACGGCTCGACTCGGCGCGGCGCGGGCTCACGGCTTGGTAGTGCTGATGGGCAGGGCGGAGATTTCGCCGAAGACGGTCTTGTCCGGGCCGGCGGTGGCGAACATCACCAGCGATCGGGAGGCCCCCGGCATCAGGGCGAAATCGTCCTTCAGTAGCACGTCGCTGATGCCCCCGAAATCCGGCATCTTGCCCGACAGCTTCCGCTCGAATTCCTGAAACGCCGTACCGGCCACCGGCAGCGCCGCTATCAGCCACGGGGCCATTTGACCTTTGTAGCCGATGGCCACGCCGGCAATCGACGTTCCCCAGCCGAGTCCATTCAGAATTAGCGCCTTCCAGTGCAGGGCCTCGACGCGTTGAAACAGGAAGCGGGTCTGCGCCGGACCCACCGTGGCGATGCCGGAATGTTGCGCCGCCATCAGCACGGCGCCGGGCGTGACCGCGCGGGCCTCTGGACTGGCGTTGTAGATGCTGACGTCGTAGAGCAGCAGGTTTTTCATCGATGGCCCGCCGCCGGTGATTTTGTTGACCACTGCGGCCGGGTTCGGCTGGAAGGAAACCTGGATCTGCGTCTGGACCTGCGCCGGGGAATTCACCGCAGAGGCACAGAGAACACAGAGGACTAGCGGAACCAGACGGCCGGGGGCGCCGCCGTTCCCGTTGCGGTTGGCCTGGTAGGGGGCGTTCAGCGCGATTCGGCGCAGGACATTGTAGACGATCAGGTAGATGCGGCTGTGAATCTGGTCCTCGGCGGCGCCCGGCTGGGGCAGAAACCGGAGGATGATGCTGCTTAGAAAGCTCACCAGGGCGGTCCAGATCAAAGCATTCCAGATCAGTTGAGTGGCCCAGGGGGGCAGAGAGGGTTCCATAAACTTCTCCTTTGTGACCGCTTCCTTCGTCCGCCGCGGCGGAGTTTGGTCGCGGCTCTGTTTGGACTTTTGCTACTTGAAGAAGCCGGCCAGGATAGAGCCGGCCTTGACTGCGAGATCGATTACCTTGCCGCCGATGCGCGCGGCAAACGATGCGGGGCGGGTGGCGCGGTGGACAGCATCTTTCAGGTCGGTGCTGATGGCCACGGTGTTGGCGCTGGTCGCCTCCAGACTCTTCGCCGCCCCGGCGATGGATCCGAGCGCCGCAGGAATTGCCGGGTCGGCGACGGCCGCGCGGGTGGCCTCGAGCGTCTCGACGCCCTTACGCGCCACCGGCTGCAGGTCCTTTGCCACCTGGTCGATGGACCGGGCGGAAGCGTCGGCAACCTTCACCACGCTGCCGGCCGTGGCCACGGCGGCGCCGCTGATTGCCGGACCCACCGTCCGCACCTGCTCATTCAAGCCATCCACCGCCGTTGTGAGATGCTCTTCGAGCGTGGTCAGTCTATCGATGGCGGTGTCGGCCTTGCGCAGCACCTCGACGGTCCGACGGGCGGCCTCGGTGGACGCCGCGGCCTGGGCCCCGGCCTCTTTCTTCCAGGCTTTCACTTCATCGCGCAGCTCGGCCGAGACGCCGCCGATCGACAGCGCCACGCGCCGGGTATCGGCGAGCAAGGCCACCGCCGGCCGGCGAATTGCGTAGGCCAGCCAGGCAATCGACAAGCAGGCCAACATGCCCGCGCATAAGAGCATCACCTTCAGGATTTGGATGAATCGCACCATTGAATCCAGCTTTCAGCTTTCAGCCGGCGCCGGCGCTGACATCCCGGTCACCCGTGCGCAGGGCGGCATTCTCCATTCGGAGTTTGCAGGAGTCCGTTCGCACGTAGGTGCCGTTGATCCGCTCGACGATTCGGTTTTCCAGCTCGGCGATCTCCGTCCGAAGTTCGGCGGCGCTGGTTTTGACCTTCAGACTGACAAACAGGGCGACCAGCGAACTGAGAAGACCTGCCACTGCTGCTCCATCTCCGAGAGCGATCATTGCGGCTCCTTCCTCTTAGGAAAATATCCCGGTGATGTGGAACTCGGCGTTCGATGGGTTGGCCGGCGAGTTCCCCGCGCCCGCCTGCTGGAATTCGACCACCAGAAATCTATCGTCCGGCACCAGCGGAATCTCCGGCGGATCGGGACGCAATCCGCTTGCGTTAGCCGGCTCCCGCGTGGTCTTCAGAATCAGGCTCAGCAGCGGCAAGCCCCACTCGATCTCGTTGCGGGCCACGTAGACGCGCAGCAGGAAATCGGTGGGGTAGAACTTGTCGCGCCGAAACCAGCCGCCCGACTCATACCGCGGGGGCCGTGCGGCGGCGCTGAAGCTGGTGATGGCCAGCGACCGGGAGCCGGCCGGTATTTCGCGGATTTTCACCGCCTGGTTGGCGGGCACCGGACTGCCATCCCCGGAGTTGATAGTGAAGAAGCATTCGCAGCCAACACTCAGCCGGCCGGCAGCGTCCACATCAATCCCCGAGACCGGCGTCATTTCAACGCGGCGCATTTGGGGCCCCCTCTGGTTTCTCTGGCGGTTTCGGCGGCAGGACGATCCGCATGGTCTGGGCGTCGATGCGGGAGCCAGCCGGCAACTTCCGCGCCCCGATAATGCCGGCTTCGAGCGCGGCTGCCGATTGCTGCATCTGCTCGATCTGCTGGCCCAATTCACGGTAACGCGCCTGGAGGAGCGCCTGCTCCATCTGCGCCCCTTTCAACTCCAAGCCGACGATGCGCAGGTCTTTTATCTCGTCCTTCGTCAGGGCCAGCGGATCCGGGTCCGCAGCCGGGGTAGATGGTTTTGGCGGAGCCTGGGCCATAGCCACGGCCGCCGTCAGCAAGAAAACAAAAAACAGCTTTCGCATTGTCATCCTCCAATCAGATTCGAGTAAGAGTCCAAACCGCATCGTAATAAGAAGTCCCGGCCGACCCATTGATCAGGGTATAGCGGTTCACCGCCGTGCCGCTCTTCACGCGGATCGGGGTCACCGACCTGATCTCCCCCAGGACGTTCAAATTCAAGACCGCCGTGAAATAAGCCGTGCGCGAATCGGTGGTCGTGTAAGAGAAGTAGAGCACTGTATTGCCGGCGGCGGCGTCGGCCGTTGTACAGTTGCCATATAGCGTAGCCAGGTATTGCGTGTCCGCCGCAGCGGTCAGTATTTCGGCGCTGGCGACCGCGCCGTTGACGTTCAGCGATTCCAGGTGGCCAGTAGAGGCGCGCAGGTAGTCCGTTAGGTACGCGCTGCCATCGATCACATAATTGCCGGCGACTTTATAGCCGCTGGTCGAGGTCATGTAGGTGGCGGCCGACACGTAGGTACTGGCTACCCCAGCGAAAAGCGTGGACGATCCGGTGAACGTCTGCTGCGCGGTCCAGGATTGCGACTGATTGAGATAGGCGATCTGGTTGGACAAATCGGAAGCCGTGATGGCCCTGGCCGAGATAGCGTGAGCGGCATCCTGCGCCAGGAAATGGGTTGCCCCGCCGGTAGCCGACAGGTCCGCCGCCGTCCCCCCGCGCGCCAAAGCTACCGTGCCGCTGGTGATGTCGGAGCCGGCGTGGGCATGGGACGGCAGGGTGCCCGTCATCGTGCCGTCAAAGCTGATGTCGTGAGCCGTCAGGTTCCAGCGGTAAGAAGCGCCGCCCAAATATCCGACTGAGCTGTTCGGCAGAACGTCCCCGGAGAAGTACTTGGTGCCTCCGAATGTCTGGGAAGCTGTTGAGACGATTCCAGCCGCGGCTCCGGTTGCTACCGGAAGATACGACGCGCTCACCGTCCCGCTCGTGATGATCCCGCCATCCGTGGTCACGTTCGACAACACG